GCCAGTAATGGAAATAGAAGTAATAAGAGTAAATGAGTTAGTACTACATGAGCTAGCTGAATCAACACCGATGATGAATGACGAGCAATATGCAGCATTAAAGCACTCAATAGAGCAGAATGGACAACAGGAACCAATAACTGTGTACAGAGGTAAGATAGTTGATGGTAGGCATAGATGGCTAATAATGCAAGATATTGGTAGCCCAACAATAAAAGCTGTACGATTGCCGAATAACACTACAATAGCTGAATTGGAGTCACTAGTCCAAGCCAAAGAAACTAGAAGACATGAAACAGCAAGTCAATTAGCAATTAGAGCATACAGACTATCACTTAGAGATGGATATACGCAAGCAAGTGCTGCTAAGGAATTAGGAGCTAATGTTAAGAGAGTTAGTGAAGCTAAAAAGATAGCTGTCACATATAAGCGAGAGGATATATTAGAGCTATTACATAGAGGTAAGAAACTTAACATAGGCACAGAAGTAATACCATTCAATACAGATAGCCTAGGTACAATATGTAGATGGTTGGCTGAAAATAACACAATACTACCAGCTATTGAAACATCAATTGGTAAAAGAAAACAGTTAAATGATAGTGAGATAGCACTAATCAATAGCTACTTCAACATAATACATCAAGAGAGTACATTAGTAGTTGAAGAACTAGCTAGTATGCTATACGCATCAGTCAAAGAAAAGATGCAAAGAGACACTAACACATAGGCTTAATAGCAAGGAACAATAGTGAACTATAAGAGTGAGGCAATGAGATAACCGCAAGGATGTGTGAGGCGCCGTAGGGGCCCACATCCGAGGATTATCGAATAACGAACGGATAAGATTAAAGGTAGGGTGATGGCATTTGTAAGTGTAGATGGTAGTGGTAAAGTTAAGAACCGTAGGACTAGTAAGAAGAGTAAGGCTAATAGTGATAAGAAGAGCGGTAAAGGTATGGTGTATGTAATCAAGATGGAATTAGATAGTAATGAGATTGTATACAAGATAGGAGTTAGTAATAGATGGAGTATCACTGAAAGGTTAGCTGAGGTATTAGTTGGATTCTTCAATGTATATAGGTATGTACCAAGGACAGAGGTTAGACGATATAAGAGAGTTGATAGTTACTACCAGGTTGAGAGTTACTTGCATAGGAAGTTCAAGGATAGTAAATATGAGTTTGATAAAGTGTTTGGAGGTAGTAGTGAATTCTTCATGGTGGATGAGGATGAGCTGTTGGAAGTGTATGATGAAGTGATAGAGAATGTAGCTGATTATGTGTGGACAGGTAATGGCGGTAAGACAAAGGCTAAGGTTGTAGTTGATGAAATGATAATTGAGGAAGTTGTAGAAATCATTGACGATGATATTGTTGTATGTGATGACGAAGTGGTAGTGATAGACGACTATTAAGTAGTAATGAAGGTTTGTATTGGTATAATTGGGTACTATATTAATAGAAATGGAGACAATATGGGTAAAAATAACGATAAATGCAAGAGAATACCAACATCAGTTATTGATAAGGTTATCGATGATGAGGTGTGGAGTAGTAATCTAGTACCAATAATTAGTGATGGCAGTAATCATACTGCATATATCAGTAGTGAGATTAGTAGTCCGATTGAATACAATAAGTTCGTTCACTTCTTAGGTATGCTAGGTAAGGATGATAAAGTTAAGTTGTACTTGAATAGTCCTGGTGGGATGATTGATAGTTGTATGATGATTAGTAATGCTATTAAGGACAGTAAAGCTACTGTTGTGGCTAGAATTGAAGGTGGTGCTGCTAGTGCTGCTACATTCATTGCAATGATGTGTGATAAGGTTGAAGTAGGTGATGATGCTCATTTCATGATACACAATTATAGCCATAGGGCATCAGGAACTGGTAATCAGGTTAGAGAGTATGTCGAGTTCATGGATAGAGAATTAAAGAGTACATTTAAGAGAGTATATAAAGGTATATTAACTAAAGATGAAATAGTTAGTGTAGTTGAGCAGGATAAAGAGATATGGATTGGTGCTGAAGAGCTAAGAGATAGACTAAATAAGATTGGTAAATTAGCATGAGTAGATATGTAATACTAGATACTAATATACTGTTGTTGGATAGTAATAACTTATTTGAGTTTGGTGATGCCATTGTGGTGTTGCCAGAGACTGTGCTAGCTGAGCTAGATAGTAAGAAGAGTGGGTTTGATGAGATTAACTTCCAGGCTAGGGCATGTGGTAGATTACTAGCTAGTGCTGTGGTTGATAATATTGAGACTGATGAAGATTGTGTGTTCACTAGATTGGTGATAGGTAATACTAACATATTAGTTGTTAGTATAGCTGATTACTATGATGCTGATGCTGATACTAGTAGTAAGAATGATCAACGTATATTATATGTGGCTAATGAGTTAAAAGGCAGAGGATTAGACGTAGAGGTAGTAAGCAATGATGTGATGATGCGGTTAAGAGCAATTGCTGTAGGTATTGATGCCACTGATATGAAAGCTGTGGATGATGTAGAGTTTGAGTTCGTTAAAGAGTTTGTTGTAGATGATTCAGAAGTGTTTAGAACACTACATAATGCAAGTATATTGGACGTAGATAGTGATTATAAACTAGAGAATTATAATTATAAGTTCACATGTGCTACTACAGAACAGGTTAAATTAGCTACTATTAGTAGAGGGTTTATTAATGTACTTGGTAAAGATACTGAGAGAGAGCTAAGGCGGCAAGATTGTGCACCTATTAATAGTGAGCAATTAATGGCAAGTAAAGCTATTCAAGATACTACTGTTGATATAGTAATGATTGAGGGACAAGCAGGCAGTGGTAAGAATATAGTGGCAGTTAGCAACGCTATAAAGCTGATGAGAACTAATAAGGATAAATACAGTAGTATTGTATATATCAGAAGCCCACAAAATGATGAAAGTATGGGTGAAGATATAGGATACTTAAGCACTAATGAGGCCAAGATGGATGTATACTTAGGTGCTATGGACGATACTCTTGATTTCATAGTTAGAAGTAGAATAAAGAAAGGTAGTAATGAGAAAGTGCAAGAGTACGAAGATAGGGTAGCTAGAGAGTTGAGTAAACTTATTGCTGACTATGGTGTAACTAGCACAATAAGTACAGGACTAAGAGGTAGAACATTTCATGATAGTATTGTTATAATTGATGAAGCACAAAACACTAGTCCTGCTACAATGGTTAAGATACTGACTAGGGTTGGCAAGAATTGCAAGGTAATAGTTATAGGTAGTCAAAAGCAAATTGATAATAAATATATTAGTAAATACACTAATGGGTTAGCAGTGCTGATGAATGAAGCTAGTATCAGAAATATTGATACTGATGTTAATATGTATGCTATTACATTAGATAAAGTTGTTAGAAGTGATATGGCAGAATTTGCTGAAGCACTGTTCAGTAAATAAATAAAGGAGGTTAAGATGGCTTGTAAGAAGAAAAAGAAATCAACTACTAAGAAAAAGAAGTAGTTAAGTAACAGTTAAGGTAAGTAGTGATATACTTACAGTAAGAATACGGAAAGGTAGATAATATGAGAGAATTTGCAATTAATATAAATCAGTTTAATCAATGGCATCCGCATAGCGGAGACTCTCTCATGGAATGGATTGATATTTAGTATTGATCTATAATTGCCTAGAGGGGGTCGAGAAATCGGCTCCCTTTTTTTAATGCCCGAAAGTGGCAGTAAACTATTAGATGGCAGGTGTAGCTCAGTTGGTTAGAGCGTCTGGCTGTGGTCCGGAAGGTCGCGAGTTCAAATCTCGTCATTTACCCCAAAATGTGAGTATAGCGTGAGTCTGGTTTACGCAGTCGCTTGGAACGACAGATACGTAGGTTCAAATCCTACTGCTCGCACCATAATGGCGTGTAGCAAAGCGGTATGGGCAACTGGTTTTGATCCAGTGATTCGCAGGTTCGATCCCTGCCACGCCATCCATTACAATTAATTCCCGGTAGCTTGAAGGTCAAGCAGGTGTCTGTTAAACACAAGTTGGAGGTTCGATTCCTCCTCGGGGAGCCATACATAAGTGTCGGTAGCTCCAATGGCAGAGCGTCGGATTCCAAATCCGAATGTTCAAGGTTCAAGTCCTTGTCGGCATGCCAAGGTAAGTTGCTAGAGAGGGAATAGGCCCGGTTGCTAACCGGAGACAGGGTAATACCTACATAGGTTCAAGTCCTATACTTACCGCCAATTAAGACTACACTAAGCCAAATGATTGTATAGTATCGTATACAATACGATAATTAGGAATACAGATGGCTAAAAAATCAAAAGAAAAAGTAAAACTGTTCACACTAGATGAGTTTGAAGAGAGAGCTGAAGATATAGAGGTAAAGATTAGGCATGAGACTAGTCCAATACCACAAGGATTAACTAAAGACAAGTTAAAGAGATTATTAGGTAGACAGTTGTCAAGTAGAGTAACTGATGGTGTAATGGAACTAATAAAGAATATGGAAGCTGATACCGATTTGGATCAGGATAGCATGGAAGAAAGGGTAGTAAGTTACATCAGCATCATGCAAGAAATGAAAGTTAGTATGACTCAGTACGTTAATGCAGTTAAATACTGTGTACTGAAGAGAAACTTGAGGAGTAATAAGAAGGCATACGAGATAGTATTCCCAGACAGGGTTGCTGCATATGAAGCTGAGGTTAAAAGACGTGCTGAAGCTGGTGAACCAGCAATGAAGGTAACACTAGATACAAAGGTTAGTAACTACAACTCAGGTGATTTAGTTGTGCGAATAGATCAAATGATGGCAGTAGAGTGGTCATTGTTGCACTATAATGATAGAGAGAATGCATTATATACACTAATTAATTTAAGTAAGGGTAAAGCAGCTCCGGCTCCGGATGGATCACAGCTGACAGTTACACCAATGGTACAAATGCAAGCTGCTAGTAAAGTAGTTGATATACTAGCCCCTGCTGAAGAGAAAGCTGCTAAGTTAGATATTAATGTCAGTAGTGGTATACAACAGAACCTAGCTGAACAATTGGCTAAGATGACTGAAATACAAATGGCTAAGTTAAAAAGTGGTAGTAGCATAGAAGATATACAGCAGATAGGATTGAATAGCGACACTATTGATGCGGAGGTTATAGATGAATGATGAGATACTAGATAAAAAGCCTGCAGAAGTAGTTATAGATGACTCAGCTAGTAATGATATTAGTGGTGATGATAGTGTTGCCTACGAAAGTTGGATGAAGTACGAGGAAGCTGTTATTGATGGCAAGGAGCGTAAGCCAAAAGATGAACCAATAATGGATCAAACTGCATTGAAAGGATTACAGAGTAAATTTGAGTTCAATGTTGATCATGCGTTAGATAATATAGACTTAAGCTTTCCAAACTATACTCCAAGCAAAGATGCTATAGAATTTTTCAATATAATGAGACTAGTATATGGTGAAGACTTTGAAACCCCAAACGCAATAGTTCACTACTTCTTCGTTGATCTGGTATTCAATAATGTTACAAGAGAAATGTTTCCATATCCAAAAGAGATAACTGATAAGATAAGATTAAACCCAAAGAAAATAGCCATAATAGCTGCTAGGTTTACTAGTAAGAGTACTGTGCTGACTGCATTCATGCCTATATACTGCGCAATAACTGGTAAGATGCCTGGGTTTGGTCCAGTTATGTTCTGGGTTGCATTCGGTGACTCTCAACAAGCTGGTGCTAAAGTTCAGGCAAACACTATCAGGGATATATGTATGGATAGTGCATTCTGCAAGGAGCACTTCGAGAAGATGAGATTTACTGATGAAGAGTGTGAGTTCATTCGGAGAGGTAGTGAGCCAGTTAAGAAGAGAGCATTTATGTTCAAAACTAAGGGTGCTGCTGGTGGGTCAGTAAGGGGAATCAGGTATAAAACTGAACGGCCACAAATACTGAGTTTCGATGATGCTATTAAGAATGAAGCTGATGCAAACAGTCCAATAATTATGGCTAAGTTAAAGAGTATGATTTACTCTGATGCTGAAAATGCACTAGGTAAAAAGGGTAAGATTATAATTGTTAATACACCATTTAATAAGAAAGACCCAGTATATAGTGCGCTAGAGAATGGTGTGTGGACACCACTAGCTATACCATTATGTGAGAAAATAGAAATTGGTATGAGTAAGGAAGACTATCGAGGTAGCTGGGAAGCAATGAAAAGTTTCGAGGAAGTATACGAAAGATATGTAGATGCTGTTCAGGGACAAACACTTAGGGAGTTCAACCAAGAGATGATGCTACGAATTAGTAACGCTGATGATAGAATGATTAAAGATGATATGCTGAATAAATATAGTAGAAAAGTTATAATGCGTTCACTAGATAAATTTACTATACTAATAACAACAGACTTCACAGCTAGTAATAGTAAGAAAGGTGACTATAGTGGAATAGCTGTGTGGGCTATAGGTAGTGATAATGATACATTTCTACTAGACTTAGAGCTTAGGAAGAGAACTATACAAGAGCAGTATGAAGCACTGTTCAGGATGGTTAGTAAATGGGGTCGAAATGGTAGAGTACTTGAGGTAGGTATTGAGATTGATGGTCAGCAGAAGCTAAATGTGTTTGCATTAAAGAAGATGATGATAGAAAAGAACATATGGTTCAGATTCGCTAGACAGAAGGATGCCCCTAATGGTAGAGAGGGTATAATGAGTAGGTCAGCTGGTGGTAATAAGTTAGAACGGTTCAGGTATATGATGCCAAGGTTTGAGATGGGTAAGATGTGGTTTCCAGAAGAACTAGACGATACTCCTGATATGAAAGAGATGATGGAAGAGCTAAAGTACTTAACATATGATAGTATAGGAAGTACACATGATGATGGATTAGACCTAATAAGTCAATTAGGAATGATTGATTACATATTACCAACACAGGAGTTCGATGTAGATGATGGGCTCACAGAGGCTGACAGTAACATATGGGCCAGCTTTGAGGACGAGGATGATGACTATACTAGCAACAGCTCAGTTGTATTTTAGGTTAGTGATGATATAATTGGTTCAAATAAGAATAAGGTATGATAATGAAATTAAGTACAGTAATAAGACAAGCTCGTAATGGTGAATTAAGTGCTATGTCTTCAAATGTAAAAACTAATGAAGTAATTACTGACTATATTAATTTGGGATTGATTGCACTATATAAGAGATTCCCATTACGAACTGATGAAGCCATAGTAACACTACGAACAGGTAAAACACTGTACAGATTAGATGGTACTGATGAAGATGTTAGTATGGGTGCAGGTGAGTTATATATGGTTACATCAGCGTTTGATGAGGTAGGACCAATACCAGTTAATGATGATAGTGTTCCATTTGGTATATTCACAACTAGCTACAATGTAGTCCAGATACCAATAGCAGTAGATGGGTCATTTGTTAGTATAATGTATCAAACAGGTCCTGATGAAATAATATATGATGAAGCTACGGTTGACAGTGTTGATGTTCCACTACCTAGTAGCCTGGTTGACGTACTACTAACATACATAGACTACAGAGCAACTAAATCAAGTACTCCAGAAGGTAGTGGCGAACCTATAAGTAAGTACAGAGTATTTCAAGCTGCTTGTAATGAGGCTGAAAAACTAGGATTAGTGCCATCAGATCATCTAACATTTAATACAGATATAAAAGGATTCGCATGAGAAGAAGCAGCTTAGATACTACTGATATTAGTATAAATAGAGATATAGACAGCCACTATGATAATGTCAAGAAAGTGGCTGATGATCTACCACACATAGATACAGTTGCAAATGCAATAGATGGTGGTACATTTGACAACGTAGATGTAGTTATCACAGAACCATTCAATAGTGAAATTAGTACAGTTGCCAACGATAAGGAAGCTATAGAGTCATTATATGCTGATAAGGCTAAATTAGATAGTTTGTTTGCAGATAAGGATAAATTAGACAGCCTGTTTGCAGATAAAACAACGTTGGATAGCTTATACGCAGACAAAGTTGTTCTGGATAGCATATTTGCAGATAAGGAAACATTGGATTCACTGTATGCAGATAAAGATACACTAGATAGGATATACACGAGCATAGCTAATATTGATAGAGTATTTACTAGCATAGGTGCTATTGATAGCTTATATGCTGATATTGATGTATTGGATAGCTTATATGCCGATAAAAGTGTGCTAGATAGGATACACACTAGTATTAGTAATATTGATACAGTGTATAATGATTTAGTTAACATAGATGCTGTTGCAGGTAATAAGGCTAATATAGATACAGTAGCTGATAATAAAACTAGTATAGACACAGTAGCAGGCAATAACACTAACATAACCACAACAGCTGCTAATATTTCAGACGTAAACATAGTAGCTGATAATATTGAAAATGTCAGTATAGTAGCAGCTAATGATGCAAATATAACAGCTGTAGCTGACAATAAGAGTAATATTGATGCTGTTGTAGCTAATGAGGCTGATATTGACTCAGTTGCTAGTATAAATGTTGATGTCACAACTGTTGCAGCTAACATCGCTGATATACAAAATGCTGAAGAAAATGCTAATACAGCTACAACTAAGGCAGCCGAAGCTAGTGCTAGTGCAGATGCTAGTGCTAATAGTGCTGAAGCTAGTGAAGTTAGTAGATTAGCTAGTGAATTAGCACTAGATGAGTTTACAGATACATACTTAGGTGCACATAATGCAGAGCCCTCAACTGATAATGATGGTGATCCACTAGAAGCTGGCGCACTATACTTAGATATTAGTGATAGCTCAAATATAGTTATGAAAGTATACACTGGCACAGAGTGGGTAGCTGCTTATGTTAGTTTAGGTGATGCATTACTAGGAGGTAACAATTTAAGTGATGTTAGTGATGTTACCACTGCAAGAACAAACTTAGATGTATATAGCAAGGCTGAGAGTGATGAACTATCTCCCACAGCAACTGAGGTATTAGATCTAATAAAGACTGTTGATGGAGCTGGTAGCGGACTAGACGCTGACACATTAGATGGGTTAGATAGTAGCAAGTTTCTATCAGCTGATGGAAAGGCTATTGATAGTGATAAGCTGGATGGTCTTGATAGCACACAATTTTTAAGGAAAGATATTACAGACTACATGCAAGGTAATCTTGTTATGCAGGATACAGATAATGCTTACTCTAGTGAGTTGCAGTTTGAGAACGATACTAATAAACTAGGTATTGATTACTATAATGTAGGTCAACTACGATTTATTGATAGAGATGCTAATGCTGTAAGGGCCACTATAGACAATATCGATACTGCTACCCCTACAATGTACTTAGGCGGTCAGAAAGTATGGAACACAGGCAATGATGGAGCTGGGTCTGGATTAGATGCTGATTTACTCGATGGTGTTGATAGTAGTCAATTCCTGAGGAGTGATATTAGTGACACATTTACTGGTACGTATCTAAATTTAAAAGGTGCTGCTATGAATAATGATGGAGCTAAAATGCATATACCACTGGTCAAGGGTGGGCAGTTTTACGCGTCAGGCGATAATACTGGTAGTATAAAAATTAAGTTCAACGATGCACAATCTGCTGATATGATGACTATGTGGGTAGATGTATATGATTATACATATAATGAAGCAGTATCGTTCTTTATTGGTGGATATAAGTATGCTGCTGATAATGCCTGGGTTAATGAAATGGCAGTACAACTTGGACAAAGAGCAGCCATTCCAGTTAGGTTTGGTAAAGATGCTAATGACTATGCCTGCATATGGATAGGTGAAACTACTCAGAACTGGGACTATGTTAGTGTAACTGTTAGAGACCTACAATCAAATAATAGTGGTTACATTAGCGAATTTGATGCTGGTGTAACTATATCTTTAGTTACAGCTTTTGATACAGTTGAGCAGACTATAACAGACACAAGAGTTAGGGCCGGTGACAGTAGCAAACTAAACGGGTATTATAGTACATACGCTAGTACAGCTAGTACTGTGGTTAGAAGAGATGGTAGTGGAGATATAAACGCAAGACTGTTTAGAAGTGAATATGATACAACTAATAGCGACATTGGTTTTATTATGACACAGATTGATACAGCTAGTAATAACTATATAAGACCAAGTACACCAGCAGCAGTCGCTAATGTAATGAAAAATGAGGGTTTAATTAAAGATGATGGTCATAGCTTTGCAACTAACGGGTATCAGAAATTTAGTAATGGGTTAATATTACAGTGGGGTACTGAAGCAGCAGACTCTGGTGCCAGACAAACTATAACTATGCCTATATCATTCCCAAATGCTATATTAAATGCTCAAGCTATACATTCGGATGCAGGTGATACTTGGGTTTATCATATGAACTGGAGAAAAGATATTAGTAGCACAAGTACGGTGGTATTTGGTAAGCATGATAATGGTTATGCTGTATCTTGGTTTGCAATTGGTTATTAAGGAGATTAAATGAAATATGCATATTATGATGAAACAAATGGAAAGTTGCTAGGTTGGTATGATACTGAGATACACGGGGTATTAGTACCAGCTGAGTATGATGAAGAGGGTAACGAAATAGCTGAAGAGTATTATGATATTAGTGGATTACCAGAACCAAAGTTAGAAGTTACTGATGAAGCATGGCAGGAAGCTATTGATAATGGCTACAACTATGTAGATGTTAGTACAGGTGAGCTTAGTAAAGTTGATTTCAGAACAGATGAAGAGATTGCTGAAGCTGAATTAAATGCTTGGAAGCGAAGCAGAGATGAGGCAGTGGCGAATATAGTGGTAGAATACAATGGTATACAATACCAAGGTGATGAGAAATCACAAGATAGAATGAGTAGAGCAATTAATGGTTTACCAGATGATACTACAGAGATTGGTTGGGTTGCAGCTGATAATAGTATGCAGATGCTGAATAAGGCAGACTTACAGACTATACTAGCAATGGCAGGTGCTGAACAAGCTAGACTATGGGTTGAAGGTAGACCAGAATGAGTTGGCTAGTAATAGTACCAGTGCTGTTTGCATGGCTAGATAGATTACGAGGTACCGATAGTAAACTAACTATTGGTGGCTATATAATCGGTAATAGTGTATGGTATAGCAGTACAGTTGGACTAGTAATGGGATTAACTGTAGGTGATGTCAATGTTGGGTTAGTTAGTGCATTATTATTCGAGATAGGTGAACGAAGAAATTGGCAAGAGGTTGGATACTTCATAATTGACTCACACGATAGTGATGTATGGTGGGAATTGATTGCACGAAGTTGGATATGGTACTTGCCACAGGTAATAGTGCTATGGATAGCTAACTGGATTACAGGCAATGAAGCTATAGTGTATGGATTAGTTAGCGGGTTAATTATGCTTACTGCTAGTGGAATAGCTAAGTTGATATGGCAAAGATGGAAGATTGATGGCAATAATCAATGGACAATACAAGAATATGTGCGAGGGTTCCTATGGGGGCTACTAGTGGTGGTGATGTTATGATAAGCTACCCACAGCACCCAGTTATACAAACAATGAATAACAATAGAGTAATGCTGTGGGAAGACTACAAAGTTGACTGGCTAGTAATCCCAGAAGGATACATGAGTGATGGGGCATCAGTACCAAGATGGTTATGGTCAATAGTACCACCATTCAAGCCAAAGTACATGCCAGCAGTGCTTGCCCACGACTACTTGTGTGACAAGGAGTTATACACATACGCTGATGAGTTATTCGAGAAGATACTACTAGATATCGAAGATAGTGTTGTAACCAGGGGAATGATAAAAGCCGTTAGAAGTTACCACAAAGTAAGATATAAGGTATGAGTAGATATAATATGGAAAAGACAAGAAGGTGTGGTATGCATAGTAGAATAAGTAGAAGTACATATAAATTGTATATAGCTATAGTACTATTATTAAGTGCAATAGTTATAGATGTATCAATGCGAATTACAATAGAAAATCAAAAGAGAATACAAGCAAGGTATAATTTAGAGCAGATTGAGTTCTGTTTGAATAGTATGGTTGATACTAACATAGTTGGTGCACTGACAGTATGTACTAGTAAGTGTAGAACAAGTGAGACTGGTGATGTATTTACATTCGACTTAGATACAGGTGAAGTTGTGTACGATGTGAGTAGAGATGTACCGTTAGGTGAGAAGTTCTATTTCAATGACGATAACATTGACAAGTTATGGTACAATGCTGATAGCGGTAAAGCTGCTATGTATTGGTTAGAAAGTGGTAAAGATAGTACATACGGAATGAATATATGGTATAACTATGATGGTGAGCCTGAATGGTTAGAGTGGATTAACTATGAACGAGATGGTAAAAAGTACGTTATAGTACAAGGTACACAGCAAGATGAAGTGTTCGATGACTATGCTGTAATTAGATATGGATTCCTTGTAATTATGTTTATGTCAGCATTTGTGCTGATAGCGTCATACCTACGAGAGCAAAAGAATGAACGAAGAAAGTAACATGAGTAATATTGATATAAATGTAATATATAAGATACTAGTAGCAGCTAAGGATGTATCACTCGGATTGAGCGGTGGTGCTGTTGCGTATATGTTCGACTATATGCGTGCCAGGAGAGCAGGTGATGACTTTGCTTTCAGACTTAGCAGCATGATAGTACTGATGTTATTAGGAGCATTTGTAGCATACTTAGTAGGTAGTGTATTAGATAACGGTACATATGGAAGAGACGCTATAATTGGACTTAGTGGTGTAACTGCGTACAACATAATAGGATTAGCCGAAAGTAAATTCGCTGAATGGGTACTAGACAAGATGACAAAGGGTAAATAATGAGTTGGTTAACAAATATAGTTAGTAGTGGTATTGATGAGGTAGTTGATAGTGTAGGTAAAGCTGCTGATAATTTATTCACCAGTGATGAAGAAAAGCTTATATTAAAAAATAAACTAGAGCAGATAAGATTAGATGCTAAACTAAAGCAGATAGAGATGGCTCAAGGACAAGAGAAAGAGATAACTAAACGATGGCTAAGTGATAATGAGCACGTAATAACAAGACTTGTACGGCCAATTAGTTACATAACAATGCTTGTATTGTACATACTTATGATAGGCTTCGATGGCAATGTTGGTGATTTCAAAGTAAATTCTGTATATATACCAATGCTGGAGACACTACTAGTTACAATGACAATAGCATACTTCGGAGGTAGAACACTGGAGAAGTACAAAAGGATAAGCAATGAGAAAGATTGATAAGATATATGTGCACGAGAGTGATAGTACATTTGGTGATGTAGGTGTAGTAAGAGATTGGCATGTTAATGGTAGAGGATGGTCAGATATAGGATACCACAATGTCATATGCAATGGACACCAACACAAAGGTGATGAATACGAGAGTGCTGTAATTGATGGTGAGATACAACAAGGTAGAGACTACAGTAGAATAGGTGCACATGTACGAGGTGATAATAGACATAGTATAGGAATATGCCTGATAGGTGAGAATGGTGAGTTCACTGATAAACAGATGATAAGCTTAGAACAGTTAATTAGAGGGCTAATGGTGCAGTATGCTGTAGATGTTGATAATGTACTTGGACACTATGAGGCTAAGAGCGGTAAAGCTCAGGGTAAGACATGTCCAGACATTGATATGGCTAAATTCAGAGATAAGTTAAAGGATAATTAATGGCTAAAATAACAGACCCAGATTTAATTGTAAGAGCTACATCACTAGATAACCTTGGTGTTGATGGTAATGTATTCATTGATGGTGAGCAGCTGAAAGTATACTTAGGTAAGTACGGTGATTTGAGTGATGATGGTGTGTCAATACTTGCGTTATACCAATACCTCAAAGAGGAATGGAATAGTGATGATGAACTAATTAAGTTACTGTTCCCAATGGAGTCAATAACTACAGAGCAATTTGAATTCATAGATGGCTGGACATACGGTTCAGTTGATACATTAAATCTACTTCGAGATGGTGGGTTTGCTGTTCAATCAAAAGATGGCTATGAAGAAGTTACATATGTAGGTATAATTACACTTGGTAAAGTTGGTGAGACAGATCAAATATACTACCAACAAGAACTAGATGGTGTGGCTAAGAATATAGTACTACCAGGGGCTGTTAATCAGGTAGTTAGAGTTAAAGCTCAGGTCAATAGTGATTCAACACAGATTGATGGTACTAATATGACAATTACATTAGATAAAACTGCTAAGTACTTCGATGTCGGTGACACAATTACTATAAGCGGTACTGCTAGTAATAATGTTATATGCAAGATTACAGCTATAGCTGATAATGTAGTAACAGTTGATGGCGGCTTAGTTGATGAGTCAATAGATACTACAGTTAGTATAGTAGTTGATTACAGAGGATACTTCAAAGTATTTGTAAGAGAGCAAGCTAAGACATATGCACAAGCTACTCAGTCAGATATAGGTGTACTACAGTTCGACTATAAAGCAGAAAGATTCCCTATAAATAATAGTGATGACTTAAAGATAAGTGTACCTGATAGTGGTATAGATAGTGATTCAGATGGAATTGCTGATGTTGCTCCATACAATGATATTAGTATACACTATTACGATACTGCTCAAACATATAACATAGGTGGCACTGATTATCAATTTGACATTGTAATAAGAACTAGTAGCAACCCTACAGCTGAGCAAATATACGAATATGTTGCATGGGCATTGCGACAAGATTCAAATATAAATGCTGAAGCAGGTACTGTTATAGGCAAGACAGCAGACAAATTACTTACATTTGTAGGTGATACTTTAATAACAAGTGCTGGAGTATATATTGATGGATTCAACAGAGATGATATTAATAGACTTAAATTCAACACAATTGATGGAACCGAGGTTATGTATCCATTCGTTGCATCTGGTAAGATAGTGTTCAGTGATACTCTTGTGTCAGATCAGAATTCACTATATAAAGTATTCTTCGAAGATGCTAATGGTAATAAATTCGGTAGTTCATCAGCTATTGTTGTAAATGATGTTGATGGTAACCCAATAAACGGAGCCGTAACAGATTATACTATACCGTTTACATTTGATTATGAAAATAACACACAAGGTGGTAGAACACCAAACACTGATGCTAATATTGTATGTGTAGGTATAGGGCTAGACAATGCTAAGTATGTACTAGCTAGAGGAACAATAACTAGGTCAAGTGCTAACTCTATTAGTTTAGTAAGTGCACTAGAAAGAAATTATGTAAATAAATAAGGATTACACTATGAAGTTCAAAATAATTGAAACAACAGGAGACTTCTACGAGTCAGAGGTAGTTACAACTGATGGTGGTATGGAAGTTGGTGACAAACTACACTATAAAGATGTAGTATATACTATAAGTGATATAGTATGGGTTAGCCCAACTGTTGTAAAAGTTGCATGTAGTAACTTCATAGCTGTACTAAAATTAATAGGGTAATATATGAGTATTACATTCAATGAAACAATTACAAATATGCGGCAAATAGAGCGATATATTGCTGCTGATGACATATATAATTATGTTGGATATTACAGTACAGATTTTGACTTAATACCTACAGACGCTGCTGTAGGTGATGCCATACTGTTCCAGTTGTACAATAGTTATGGTGGTAAGGGTAATACATTACTACTAGAAATGAGTGAAGTAATGGAGTACACTACATTAGAAGGTATATGGGAATACTACAGCTGTACAAGTGGTACATATGATAATGCGATAGATACTAACTGGAAGCCATTACAAGGTGTAAAGGATAGCTCAAATGGATTTACAGTAGTAGGTGATGATGGATATGCTAGAGTATCATGGGACATGCCTACTGACTGGGATAATTACTGTAACCCAAAAGGTCAGGTTGCTTGGTACTGTTTCAACATAAGATTCAGAATAACTGCTGTTGATGGCATCACTAATACTGGTAGAGTATTAAATGTAAGAAATCTACCATATACAATAAGTGTAGTTGGCCAAGATGTTACATTCGAAGATATATACCAAGCAAATATAGATGGTGGCTGGGGAGTAGTAACTAGACAGGGTGAATCAGACTACACGTTTAACTGTGGACTACAGTTAGATAGTTCATCATCGCTTATAGGTAAGAATTGTACTGTAACGTTTGTAGATAATTACATAATATATAATGCAGGTAAAGCACTATTTGGTGAGTTAAATAGCCAATTGGCTCCAGAGAATGGTATAACTATACGGTTTGAGGGAGCAAATGCTGACCACTCACAATGTTACTTAGGTAAATATGACTCACAGTTTATTGATACTGTAGTTAGGTTTCCAGAAACAGCTAGAAGCCATAGGATGCATGGGTTCTGGGGAGGTGGTATAGGTTCATATGATAATCAATTAATAGCTGGATGCAATTTATATAACTTCAGAAACTATACGTTTACTAACTCAAGCGTTGTCGTTAGTGGGTTATCATATTATAATGCACACACTGAGCCAAATGGAGCTATAATTGATACAGTTAAATGTATTAACAGTAGTTATGGTATAAGACCAAATGTAAATTCAAATAGTTTTTTATCTCATAGAATGGATATGTCAGCGGTTACATCAGCCAATACAAACCCATGGAGAGTGAGTGCAGTTGAAGATTGGTTTATAGGTATAGTTGACTCAATATACAATGAGTCTCTGCCAATAGCAAAGTACTACCAGTACATAACAGATGATAATCAGTACGTTAACAACTATAAGGTAATAGACTATAAAAGCTATCAAGTATACTTATATGATAGTAGCTTGAATAGGATCAATGACGCTACAGTACAGTGTTTCAATAACTCCGGAGAGATAGTTATAAATGGCACAACTAACGCTGATGGATATGTATGTGAAAATTACGGTGAGGTAACAAATACAGATAATAAGGTTATTGAATACAGTGGCTACATAGACGCTAGTAACGATATAAAAAGATATTATGAAGTATTGATAACATCTGGTGAGTCAAATGGTAGCAAAAGAATAATAGCAAGTTCGGCTGCTAGTAGTATTACATTAGCTACACAAGTTGATGGATTTACTGCTGGTGATAGATTTATTGAAATACCATACATAGCGTACAGATGGCAAAGACCAGCTGAAGACCAAGTTGAAGGGTATGATTACTCACCAATTGAGTACCAAGGGCCTTTTAAGTTGGTGTTTAGGAAATATGGTTACGTGTTTGTGGATGTTGAGGAGACTATGGAATCACCAGTTAATAACTCAGTAGGTACAATAGTAAATAACTATACACTGCTGAGTGAAGCTGAAGCTAGTGTAATTAGTGGCATTACAGTAGACACTATTAATAATGAGATAGTACTAACTAATAGTAATGCAATAAACGATATATACTGCTACATTCAGTACTGGTGTAGTCAAGCTGATAATATGCAATATCCAGAGATTATGTCCACAACAAATGGGATAACTTATAAAATAGCTGATGGATGGACATTAGTACTAGATAGTACAATCATTGGTAGTAGTGATATACAAGGTGAAGTTAAAATAAAGACAACTGATGATATAATTGGGCTACATGTTATAGGTAATATATCATATGATGTTACTAGTGATACTGTATATATGGTAGATTCAGTTGTAGATGGTACAGTTAGTAATAATACAACCAACGAACTATTTGTAGGGTTAAAAGGGACATCATTAGCTAGTGCTAGTGGTGACTACATCACAGTAAGCAAAGTTGTAAATTTCAAATTAAATGGATTAGCTGCTGGGACTGAAGTTAGAGTGTACGATACTAACAATGTGGAGTTATTTGGTATTGAGACAGTAGATGATGTATATGTTAACGACTATAATTATAGCACTGACATCAATGCAACTATAGTTATATATAATGTAAAGTATAAACCTGTTAGACTACCAGTTATACTATCAGACAAGGATATAAGCATAGATGTACAACAACAGCCAGATAGATGGTATATAAATGATTAGGAGATAGTATGGATGTTATGTTTGATGGTGCTAACAAATTAATACTACCACAAGAGCCAACAGGTGTACTAAGTGTTAAAGCTATGTACTCAAGTTGGAAAGAGTGGGTACTAGATAATATGGAATACGAACAGGCATTCATAACTGTTGGTGGTGATCCTATTACAGCTGAAAATAATATACCAACATACTATTACTTAATTAATGACTGGCGTATTAAATGGCCAAGCAATAGTAATATAGCTGTAGAAGTACATGGTAACATATTAGTGTACGGTGGACTGGATACACCATATCTACCTGTTGATAGTGGTTATTCAAGTACTGTTACATCTGTTGTAGCCACTAATGACAAATTAACTGAGGAAGAACTACACAGTATGCTAGATAACTATATAAATAAAGATATGTGGAAAGCTAACGTAGAAGATGGTGTTGCAGCTATTGATGGTAAAGTTAATGGGTTAGTTACAGCTACAGATGTAATAGATAGTAAAGTTACGCAACTACGTAATTATGATGACACAATTATCAACAGCAAACTAGATGCAATAACTAGTGATATATCAATTAATAAAACTGATGTAATTAATGATATAAACGGTGCTATAGATAAAATAAACAATGTATTAAGTTACATGCCTGCGCTTGATGTAACTAATAGTGGTAGCATATACAGTAAGCTTGTTGGAATAGTAAATGACATACAAGAGGTAAGCACTGGAATAGATAACATAGCTGATGACGTATACAATAAAACATTTGGGAGAGTAGTATGACACTAGAAGATATGATACTAGGTAGAAGTGCACTACCAAAGAATGGTAAGCACACTATTACTGAGCACCTACTTAGTAACAAAATGAACATTAGTGGTGAGAGTGTTGAGATGTTAGTATATAGTGTAAGTGATGCTATCCACACTAATAGTATTGCTGATGACATTATCTACGATAGCATTACAGATAACTTAATAATTAATGATACAACAGATAATATAGAAATAAAGGAAAATTATGAACAATACAATTAAAGTTAAGTCAGGCGAGAGCACAAACATACAACAGATTACTCACAAGATTAATGGCGAGGCTGTTACAGATTATAGTAAATACACATTAAATATAGATGTAATTAAGTCAGGAACTAAAGAGTCTACAGGGTTAGTTAGAAGCATAGCTGGTACTGCCAGTGGGTTTGAGTTTGGCTTACTTCCTGGTGATACTAGGCAATTAGGGCCAGGTAATTATGTAATAGTTGCTGATTTCACTAAAGTCGATGACAGTGGTGTAGAAGTATTCAATAAAGAGTTAACTTGGAAACTAGAGATAGTACCTGGATTACGCGACTAAGCATAGATTAATAAGATTGAGTGTACAATTGGTTAATTAATAATAGGATATTAAATGAATAAGAAGAAAATACTACAAGCATTAAAAGCAGACTTTAAGGCAGCTGAAACATATCATGACGATATACAAGGTAAGATTGATACATGGATAGACTGGCACGATGGTAAGCCATATGGTAATGAACGTAAAGGTAAATCAGCCATTGTTACTCGTGACATCAAGAAACAATCAGAGTGGCAACATGCTAGTATAATTGATCCATTCGTATCAGATAGTAAAATAATTAAATGTATTCCTATTACAGCTGAAGATGTACAGAGTGCCAAGCAAAATGAGTTAGTGCTTAATACACAGTTCTGTAGACAGTTCAACAGATTTAGTTTCATGACAAAAGCAGTTAAAGTGCTTGATAGAGAAGGTACTGTAGTTATACAGACTGGATGGGATTATAAAGACACTGAGGTTGAAGTTGAAGTGCCAGTTATTGAAGTTGATCCAATGACAGGCCAAGAGGTGATAGTTGGCTATGAGATAGAGATGCAGACTAAAGTGCTGGTTAATAAACCAACTGCTACTGTATGTAGAAATGAGGATATATACATAGACCCAACATGCCAAGATGATATGGATAACTGTCAGTTTGTAATATACAGATACGAGTCAGACTTGAGTACACTACGACAAGATGGCAGATACAAGAACTTAGACAAAATTGTACCAAGTAAGTATGACGATAGTGACTACGAAGATGAGGATGATTCAGAATTCGAGTTCGAGGATGACCCAAGAAAGAAAATAGTAGTGTATGAGTACTGGGGTAATTATGACATGAATGATGATGGTATAGCTGAACCAATAGTATGTACATGGGTAGATGATACAATAATAAGATTACAAAGCAATCCATACCCAGATAATAAACCACCATTCATAATAGTACCGTTTAATAGTGTACCATTCCAAATGCATGGTGAAGCCAATGCTGAATTAATTGGTGATAATCAAAAGATAAAGACTGCAATTACAAGAGGTATAATAGATAATATGGCTCAAAGTAATAATGGGCAGAAGGGGATTAGAAAAGGTGCACTAGATGTACAGAATAGAAAGAGATTCCTCAATGGAGATAACTTCGAGTTCAATGGTACACCAAATGACTTCTGGGATGGCAGTTACAATCAGATACCAGGTAGTGCATTCAATATGTTAGACTTAATGAATAATGAGATAGAGAGTATTACAGGAACTAAAAGCTTCAGTGGCGGGATTAGTGGTAATTCACTAGGGCACATGCTAGATATAAACACTGATATACCGCTAATTGATGGCACATTCAAAAAATTAGTTGATATACAGGATGGCGATAAGTTAATTGGATCAGACGGTAAAGCAACTACTGTAGTTAAAGCCCACTCTATTAAACTACCAGAGATAGCTTATGATATGGAATTTGATAATGGCTCTACAGTTAAATCTGGAGGTGAACATCTATGGACTGTTAAAGTACATGGGACAAGTCACAAATTAAGAGAATGGACTACTATGGATGCTGATGAAGTATATAGACACATGCAAAATGGTAGACGAGTTACTATTCCTAAAATGAAGGAAATACACACTGGTAATCCAACTAATAATAAGATAGACCCGTATGTACTCGGATACTGGCTAGGTGATGGAATGAGTCACAGTGCTAGGATAACTACAGAAGATAATGAAGTTATTGATAATTTTACTAATGCTGGGTATGTCTGTGTCGCTGTAAAAGACTCAAGCAAGACTGGTAATGCAACAATGTACGACGTATACAAACCAAATAGAGTTAGAATAAGTGATAAAGGACCATCACAAGCAACTGATTCATTACATAGTGAGTTAAGAGCACTTGGACTACACGCTAGATATGGTGGCGAGAAACACATACCAGAAGAGTACTTCAATGCTACATATGAAGAAAAGATGGAATTAATACGAGGATTAATGGATAGTGATGGCTATGCACATAGTGGTTCATTTGTACAATTCTGTCAATCAGAAGGTAGATTAAAAGATGATATGATAAGATTATTAAAAACATTAGGATTAAAAGTAAGTGTTCTTAGAAGAGATATGGATGAAAGAAATGCACAGAAAATAAAGTTGTGCGAAAAAACAGGTGCTAAGGTGATATGGCAACGAAAAGACTCGTATGAGATAGGATTTACACCGTGGAGTAATCCATTTAAGCTAAGTAGAAAAGCTAGTAAATGGAAACAACCCAGAAAAGAAACTGTTACACTAAAGTCAATGACTATAGTTGATAAAGTTCACATGAGATGTCTTACAGTTGATAGTAAAGATAAATTATTTGCTGTTACGGATAAATATACCCTAACACATAATACAGCAACAGGTGCTAGAGGTGCATTAGATGCAACTAGTACTAGAAGATTGAATGTTGTACGTAATATCGCAGAGAACATGATAAAACCACTGATGAGAAAGTGGTTAGCGTACAATGCAGAGTTCCTAAGTGAGACTGAAGTAGTTAGAATTACAAATGAAGAGTTCGTTGATATCAGACGAGATGACTTAGCAGGTAAATTAGACCTAGATATTGAAGTAAGTACAGCTGAGGATAATGCAGCTAAGGTACAAGAGTTAAGTTTCCTATTACAGACACTAGGGCCAAGTGAAGATCCAGCTGTCAGACGTGGGTTAATGGCTGATATATACGAACTAATGAGAATGCCTGATAAAGCTGATATGATTAGAAACTATCAACCACAACAAGACCCATTCCAAGAGCAAATGAAACAAATTGAGTTGGCTAAGGCCCAAGCAGAGGTTGAAAAAATAAAAGCTGAGACTGTTGCTCTATATAGTAGTGCTCACGAGGATGACGCTGATAAAGCTGAGAAGATGGCACAAGCACAGTACAAGATGGCTCAAACTAAAAAGCTGTTGAGTGAGGCTGATATGATAGACTTGAAGTTCATCAAAGAAGATGAAGATGCTCAACACCAGAATGAAATGGAAAAGAAAGAGTTTGATAGGTTGGCTAACTTGGATCAGATGGCCTTCCAAGCTATGCACAATGATACTAATATAGGCGTAATGAAATAAGGAGATAATATGGGTTGGTTAGATAAAGTTGCAACTAAAGAAGCAGATAAGAAGAGAGCAGCAGAGGCTGCACACCAGAGTGAACTAGTTAGGATGGCATTGGCTGATAGATCAGCTAGAGCTAATGAAGCATTAAGTGTTATGCATGATGATATGGCACCAAGTTATGCTAGAAATGGTGCTGCTGATATGCTATACGAGAATAGTATTAAAACACCAGGAATAGTAAATGTTAACAATGGTGGAGTTAAAGTTAGTGATGGACTAGCTAGTTATTTACTAGAATTGGATAGAGCTAATGTAAATGGTGCCGGGTATAATCAAGGCTCACTACAATACCAAATTGAAAGAAATCCCGCTGTAGAAGCACAATGGGGTGATAAAACACTGGCATATAAGCAATAATTAAGCCAGTGTAGAGTACAATACAATAAATAAGGAAATTACATGGAAAATAACAGTGGACTAGCAATGGGTGGTAATAGAGAATTGATTGAGCAAGTTAAAACTGCACTACAACAAGGAACTACTCCAGAGCAATTGATACAGGAAGGTATTCCAGAAACAATAATCAAGATGGCTATACAAGAGTTGCAACAAATGATGATGCAACAACAAGGCCAACAACAAATGCCAATGGCTATGTAGTACATGTCCAACAACTGAAGACAAAAAAGCTGAATCAAATAATCTTAAAGGAGTCAAGATGACTAACCAAAACGAAGAAATTGAATTGGAAACAATTGAGAGAAACTACTGGGTTGAACAAGCTCAAGCATTGGAAAGACTAGAGAGAAATGAAGATTTCAAGACAGTTATATTAGAAGGGTATTTCAAAGACACAGCACTAAATCAAGTTAGCTTATTAGCTAATGATCAGATTAAGAGAGCTGGAAATAGAACTGACTTGATGGAATTATTAGTAGCAATTAGTACACTACAAGATCACTTCATGACAATCAAGAATTTAGGTGCACTAGCAGAAGACGACTTAGAACAAGAGATCGAAGACGAAATTAATGAAGGATAACTATGAGTGAAATTATAGAAGAAACTGAAATTGATGAAAGTCTATACGAGATGAGTGATGAGGAATTACAAGCTGCTGTTAGGGAAGCCAAACAACAAGAGGTAGAACCAGATGTTGAACAAGTTACTCCAGAGGTAGTAGAAGATGAAGAAGTAGAGTTAGATGACAATACTGACATTGACGAAGAAGTAGAACTAGATGATGGCGAAGAGGATGCAGAAGATGAAGATACGGAACAACCCGATGAGGATTCCGACAATGAAGCTGATGAAGAAGTAGAAGAGGAAGTTACTGATGAGCCCTCGGACGGAGAGCATGACGATGCTGAGGACGATAAGGCTACGGATGAAACTGAGAAAGAAGCTGAACCAGCTACGTATAAGATAAGAGCTAATGGGCAAGACTTCGAGTTCACTATTGATGAATTGAAGCAACTAGCACCACAAGCAATGGATTATACGAAGAAGATGCAAACTATCAAGCCATGGAGACAAACTATATCAGCTCTAGAAGAGAATGATATTAGTATGGAAGATGTTAATCTTATGATTGACGTGCTAAAAGGTGATAAGGATGCTATTGCATCGATTGTTAATCGAGCGGGTATAGACACACTAGAGTTAGACACTGAGAATGTCAAGTATGAGCCAAAAATGTATGGTAAGACTGAGACAGAGTTAGATATAAGAGAAGTTGAACAGAGAATAGCTCAAGATAAAGAGTACTCAATTACAACTCATGTATTTAATAATCAGTGGGACGAACAGTCTAGAAGTGTAATGTACAAAAACCCTGCGATGATTGAAGGATTACACAATGACATCAAAACAGGTGTGTTTGACAAAGTAAGTCCACAAGCAATGAAGTTAAAAGCATTAGATGGTGGAAGAAAGTCAGATTTAGACTACTACATTGAAGCTGGTCAACAATTAGCTATGAGAGAACGACAAGTTGCTCAAGAGCAAGCTAAACCAGTTGAGGTTAAGCCTGATCCAGAAGTGGAGAAAGCTAAGAAGGTGGTAGAGGAGCAGAAGACAATTAAGAAAGCTGCTAAGAAACGAAAGGCCGCTGCACCAACTAAAAAGGCTGCAGGAAATAGAAAAGTTATCGACTACTTGGATGATTCAGATGAAGCATTCGAAGAGTGGTACAAGAAGTTAGAGGCTAGTATGTAGCCTCTAATAAGCTACAATAAAGGATTAATATGGCTACAAATATTTACGGTGATGGTATTAACAGTACTATTGGAGAAAACACGATTAAACATTATTACGACAGGGCTGGTATTAAAGCAGCAACTGCTACTAATGTATATGGACAATGGGCTGATAGAAAATCAATGCCATTGAAGATGGGTAAGACATTTAAGATTAGTAAATTCTTAAATATCTATGATAGAGACTTAGCAGATGCAGATTTCGCTACTAAGGGTTACTTAACAGCTAGAAATGTAACTGATGTTACTAATGGTATGCCAACATTAGCTGAAGGTGCTGGTGCAGTGAATAAACAATCAATCAAAAAAGTTACATTCGAGACTAGCTTTGCTAGATACGGTGAAATGATTGATTACACTGATGAAGTTGAAATCTGGTCAGAAGATTCTGTACAAGTTAGATACAGAGAGCAATTAGGTGAGTTAGCAAACAGAAGAGTTGAAGACTTAATTCAATTAGATATGTTAGGTACTGGTACAGTAATGTACTCAGGTGGAGCTACTAGTAATGCTACATTAGGTGCTGGATTAGCTGCTGATGGTTCAGAAGATGATGCATACAGAATTAGTTATGACTTAATCAGAAGAGCTTCTAAGAAGTTAGTTAGAAATAGAGCATCTAAGAATACTCAAATTGTTACTGGATCAACTAAGATTGATACTAGAACAATTAATAAAGCGTTCTATGCAATTGTTGGCCCTGAAGTTAAGTTTGACTTAGAAGGATTAACTAGAGGTTCTGGTTCTGCTGAAGAGTTTGCATACATTCCAGCATACAAATATGCTGCTGCTGCTAACTTAGCTGAAGGTGAAGTTGGTGCTATGCATGATGTAAGATTCATTGAATCAGAATCAGCTGTAGTATACGCTGGACAAGGTGCAGATATTCCTGTTGATTACGCTGGTACACTATCAAATGATGGTACTAAGTTCGATGTATTCCCTGTGTTGTTCCCAACTCAAGGTTCATTTGCAACTGTTGGGCTAAAAGGTCACAGCAAGATTAAGTTCAACTCTAAGTCTCCATCTAAAGTTGAATTAAGTAACCCATACGGAACTCAAGGGTTCTTCAGTTACAACTTCTTCTACGCTGGTATCATTTTAGAGGAAGAAAAACTATTGAAGATTAATGTATTAGCAAGCGCATAAGCCTGTATAACATATTTCAATAGATAGGTGCTGAGGGGAAACCCTCGGCTAACATACCAAGATAAATTAAAGAACCGATAAGGAATTAATATGAGTGAAATTACAAAGAGCATGAACGAGTTAAAGGATGAAGCAACTAAATTAGGGTTAGACTTCACAGGAATCAAATCAAAGGTAGCACTTCAAGAGCTAATTGATACATACTATAAGAGTCAAGCAGCTGATGACTTAGTGGAAGAGAAGCCAGAAGTTACTGAGGATATTGCAACAAGTCAGGCTCCAGCTCAAACTAGAGCAAAAGGTGTGCGAGGAATGGTTGCACAGTTAAAGAAAGAAGCACTAAAAACTAGAATAGTTAGAATTACTAACAATGATAAGAGAGATAACCATGTAACTACTACATGCTATCTATGTTGTGAGAATCAGTACTGGGGTATCAGTAAGATAGTACCACTAGATGAGCCAGTAGAGTTAGAACAATGTCTGATTGATACAGCTAAAGGTGTAGAGGTTGTATTGCATGTTGATGAAATAGTTGATGGTAAAAGAACAGGTAATAAAGTACCAAAGTTAGTTAAGAAATACGTAATTAGCTATGAAGATATAGACTAGTGTTTATAGTGGGCCAATAATGGCCTACTATTAAGTACTAAGGAGTATATATGGCAAATACAATTAATATAAGTGATATTACTAGTAATGTTCAAGTTACAACAGATAATGATGGATTACAAGTAGTTACAGGTGATGGATACTTCGATGATATAATGGAAACACTGAATGTACACTTGAAGAGTCAATTCGATAATGGCTACATCAAAGGCGCTGAATATGCTCAAGTATACATGACACTATTCCAAAATGCAATGAATCAAGCAATGCAATTCACACTACAGAAACGAATTAATGAGCTACAAGCTGATGGTTTGGAGAAAGATGTACTAATCAGAGACAAGCAATTAGAGAAGCTAGATGAAGAAATAGACTTATTACAAACTCAAGATAGTGAGTTACTAGCAAATGGATTAAAAGCTAGAGAGCTAAAAGATGAGCAAATAGCTAGTGCACATGAAGACGTACTCAAGAAGGTAGAAGATAACTCAGTAGCTACTGCACTGCATGATACTAAAGTTAGTCAAGGTGAACAACAGTTATTAAAGCTACAAGCAGATACTAGTTATGTAGCAGAACAAGAAGTTCAACTGATTAACAGTGTAAACTATAATAATAAAATTAAAGCAATAGACTCACTAAGTGATACATACGGTGTATTCGGTGGTGGTGGGCTTACAGTATCAAGTGATATGTGGGCTACATACTTCGGACTAATTAATGACTTAGCAGATGGTGCAATACCAACAAGTACAACAGTAACTAAGGTTACATAATGGGTAGAGATAGAGGTAAAACACTAGCTAAAGCTGCATTCGCTAAGGCTAATGTTGCTACTGTATTCATAGAAGGTGATTACGAGGACGATAGACAGAAGTTCAGTGCATTAGTACAGGATATGTCAATAGAATTTGACAGTAATAATAATATTAGTTCCAATGGAATAAAGGACACTGTAGATGGTCATATAGCAAACACTAGTAACCCACATGGAGTTGATAAAACAGATGTAGGATTAGGCAGTGTAGATAATAAGTCATACGCTACAATAGAGAGTGACGTGCTAGCTGCTGCAAGTAAATCAGATGTAGGACTAGATAATGTACCAAATGTAGACTGCACAAACGCTAGTAACATAAGTAGTGGAACACTGCCTAATGATAGACTAAGTGGCTATAGTGGCACAATCACTGTAATAACTAGTGTAGACTTCGCAAATGAAACTACAACTGATGTAACAATTACAGTTGATAATGGGTTAATTACTGGTGTAAGCTAATGGCTGATATATACACAACTACAGCTGCTATCGCTGATTCAAGTAGTGATGATACTAGCACTATAGTAAGCTACTCATACTTATCAGATGTAGTAAACTACAAAGACATCAATGAACATATGCCAGGTGGGTTATTTGGTATAAACGGTAAGCTACCAGGTAATGTGCTATGGGATGCTACAAATACACCAAAGATGGAGCCAATAGTTGCACAAGGTAACACTGGAATAAGTGCTATGCTAAATGGTGAGATACTGACATACTTACAATACGGATTCAATGATATAATGTCACTAGTGAATGGTGGTAAATTAGATTTAATGTTTGATGATGATATGCTAAATACAATTATGTACAATATAACAATAGAAGTAATAACTCCAGATGGTGGTATAATAACTCTATTTGATAATGATGTTACAATAGATAAAGATCATGATGGTGGTCATACAACAGCTACTGGATTCACAAGTAGTAATGAATCAATGTCATTGGATGATATAGCATCTGCTACTAGTATGAGCTACTCAACAACTGAAAACATTGTTGGTATGCTAGGTAGGCTATCTGGCATACCACTGGGTAGCAGTATAGCAGTGGCGTTATATGATTATGCTACAGGTGAAGAAGTAAGGGCTGAGCAAGTAATAGCAAATGGATTACTATCAACAGTACAGAATACAATGACTAAAGTAACAACACAAGCCATAGCTAATATGGCTGAAATTACTAGCACTACAGGTGCAATAGCACTTACATTAGCTGTAGGTGTGTTAGTGAATGAAGCAATGGAAGTTGCACTAGGATTGGATAATCACTTCGGATTAGGTGGTGATATAATGACACTAGGCACAGGAGAGATTAAGTACAATGATGCCGGTGAAGCGCAATACGAAAGTGTGTACACAATAGAGACAGCATTAAAGACTAGTGTTGTAGGGCAGTTACTACATGATTACGATATAATAGATTACAGTGAAGCTGAGCAGGATAGAATGAATGAACTAGCTGGATATACAAGTGATGATATGCAAGCAGCAATGGATCAATCAGCTGTAAGTGCTGAAGTAGATAACCCAGAGTGGAGTGCTATAGACTTTGCAAATAGTACAGGAGATGGTGGATCAACGTTAGGTGGATTCACAGATGTAAATGGTACTAGTGTGTCAGTTGATATTAGCACAGCCACTGCCCTCGATAACGCACTGTTTGGTGGTGTTAGCGGTACAGATGACTGGGGTGATAATAGTGATAGTGGTACTTGGGGTGGTTAAGACTAGCCAAAGTAAGTGTGTAGTATAATAAAGCAAATAAGTAAATAAAGGATTAATATGAGTTGGTTAGGAGATTTAGGTGGTAGCTTAGCAAATTGGTTTACAGGCTCTACAGCTAGTAATAGCAATAGTAATATAATGAGTGCAGTGAATAATGGAGCTAGTGCAGACACTGTAGCAAGTATGGGTAAAATGTACACAGATAGAGGTGATTATGATACATTCAGTAGCTTAGGTAATATGCTAGGTGGACTAGGTGATTCAACAAGCAGCTTAGCAGGATATATCAAGCCAGCAGCTAGTATGTATGACATGTATAGTCAGTATAACACCAATAAAACACTAGAGGACTACTACAAGACACAAACAGCAATAGCTCAACAAAACGCTGCTAACAGTAATACATTGTTCAATAAACAGTTGGAAGATCAGGCTACTGCACAAGCAGCAATGACGGATGGGTATGCGGCTAGTGGATTAGCTGGATTAGATCCTACTAAAGACAGACAATATGTTTCATACACAATGCCAAGTTAATAAGGATTAGATATGGGATTCTACATAAAAGACAGTGCTAGTGCATACTCAAAAGCTGCAGTAGACTCGATGAACTCAGCACTGAAAGCTATGGATAAGATGACTAATCCAGGTGCTCAGATACTGAAGTACTACGAGAATCAAGATAAGAAAGCTAGAGAAGATGAGCTAAGACGAAGAAATGATCAGTTATGGCAACAACAACAAGATGAGTATCAGTACAAACTAAAAGAGCGTGAAGATGCTAAATTAGCAGACTACAAGAATAAAGCGGCAATGGTGAATCAAGCAATTGCAGGTAGTCAATGGGATACTGTTGATAGAGATGCAATGTACAAGAAGATGATGGCTGATGGTGTAGTTGATGAAGCTGAAGGTAGACAATTACTAGAGAGATACCAACAAACAGTTAATGGATTAGATGAAGCTGGTACAAGTACAATCAAGAATTACATAACAATGAAAGATAAAGCTGTACGAGACGCACAGACAAGAGCTGATAGTAATGCAACACAAAACATGGCACTAGGTAGAGGTGGTAATGCTGATATCAAGTTAGGACAGTTCGATACAGTTGTACACGGCAATGCTGATGCAATGGCAGTCAATAAGTACAGAGCTAACATGGCAGCTAACAATGCGTCAATAGAGGCTAGTAGGTACAGGCTAAATAAGATGAAGCAAGATGATGTAGTTAAGGAAGAATTAGCTAAATCAATGATGGTAGATGGTAAGATAACAATACCAGCAATGAATAACGCAGATGTTATGACTAAAGTAGTTGAGCACAATGATAAGATTAATGAGAAGAAAGCTCCACTACTACGAAAGAAAGAAGACATAGAGGCAGAGTTACAGCAATTAAATAGAAGCTTGGTTAATAGCATAAAAACTGGTAATAATACAGTTGATATAGTGCCACTTAGGGAACACATGAGAAAGTTAAGTAATGAGTTAAATAATATTAACACAGAGCTAGGTAAAAAAGATTACCAGTTAAAGCCACTACCAGACTATGTGTATACACCAGAGCACAAAGGTAAGGACAAGACTAGTACAATGATAGCTAATGAACAGATTAACAACATCAAAGAAGCTGTCAACAGTGGTAGGTTACCATATAGTGACGGAGTGATTGCAATCAATAAACTACGATCACAGAATACACCATCAGTTGAGGATGCATACAAGATTGCTCAGACTAAGAAAATATTAGCTGAAACTAAGAAGATAACTAATGAAGCTAACAGCAAAGGGTCTGGTAAGACAAATACAAAAATAGCTGACGTGCTAAGTGGAGTAGAAGATAACAATCCACTAACCGATCCATGGGATAACTGGTTCACAGAAGACAAGAAGGAATTCATGGATGACTTACCAGCACTGAAAAAAGTATACACTGATGATCAGATAGCTGCTGCAATGAAAGCTACATTGAATGGTAAAGCATTAGGTACAGTAGATTCAATAAAGAAAGCACTGAAAAGCTTATACCCATACATGACACAAAAGAAGCACAAGCCAGGTACGGCTAGATAGCTAAGCATACATTAATTGTAACTTCGGTACTATATACTATAAAATAGTATCGAAGGATTACATGATGACTAACAAAGAAATGGACTCACTGATAGGTTACAGTCCACTACAATTACAATCAACAAAACAAGACAAGATAGATAGACTGCTTGGAGCATCGCAAGATAAATTGAATAAATTAGTGCCACAGGACGAGCTACTAACAATAGAATCAGTAACTGATATGGATAGCTTCAGAATGGTTGGTGAAGATAAAGAAACTAGGATTAATGGACTAGATGCATACGAAGTGTATCATAACGATCCAACTAGTGAGAAATACTTCAATAGCAAAGCCGGTAAAGAAAAGATGTACAGACAGAAGCAACACTACGCTGATAAACATGGACTAGATGTTAGTCAAGTTAGTGATGGTGATATACACAAAGAAGGTGCAAGACAAACACTGCAAGCACTATACGAACTATACAAAGCAGAAGATCCAACACTAGAAGAATGGACACCAGGACCAACAGACTACTACGCAGATCATAAGTTAGAGTTGGGAAGTAAAGAGAATCCACTAGGGATTAAAGTGATTGGTAAGAACTATGGCGAAGGTTACTTCGGTAGGCCACTAAGAGATGTATACAATAAAGTTGGTACAGATGACTTACTAGCAGGGCTCAAGAACAAGCAACAAGACACAAACTATGGAGCTGATTACGATAAAGGAATAGAAGCTGAGCACATGCGAGATAAACCATCATATGGTGAATACGTACTAGGAATGGACTCAGCTGATGGATCGGATAGAAGTGTGGTTGACCAGATTGGAAGTGGACTCCAAGCAGTTGGACAAGGGTTCCTAAAGACTGGAGTAGTAGACACACTAGACTGGGCTGGTGAAGCACTAGACATAGGCGACCTAGGTACAGAGCAAGAGAAAGAGGACATGGTAGCTAAGGTAACAGGCTACAATGATAAGTACACTAAGAAGTACATGGAAGCTAATAATAAGATACTACAGAAGAATAATCACGAAATAGCTAAGAAAGACATGGGATGGTTCGATGAATCAGTTGAGAAGTTCAGTGGCGAAGACGGAGTGATGACTCAGATCAATAGGATGGTAAGCAACATGGATGGTAAAGACTTCGGTGAGTTCATGGGCAATGCATTCGCAAACACAGACATGACAGGCTACAGTGTCGGTATGCTGGTAGGAATGATGGCAGGTACAAAAGGACTAGGACTAGGTAAAGTTGGAATAAAAGCTGGTACAACAGCTAAAGACGCAATACAGATAGTTAAGCAGACAATGCCAAAAGGTAGTCCAGCTAGATACAGGGCAATAGCAGAAATTAACAAAGAAGCATATGAGAATGCTAGTGGACTACAAAAAGCAGTTAACCAAATTGGTAAGAACAGTGGATTGCTAGCAGTGAATGCAGGACAAGTTAATGACCAACTAGATGAGTTCGAGAAGAATACTGGTAGACCAGCAACAGCAGAAGAGAAGGTGTACAAGTACTTCACTAACCTAGCAGGACTATACATAGACAGATTAGTAGATACAAAGGTTATTGGTGGTAAGATTAATACTAGTGCAGTTAAGAAAGCACTGAAGCCAGTTGAAGAGATAATAGACAAGCTACCATACAAAGAAACTGTAGACTTAGTTAAGAAGTTAGGTACAAGAGGATTAAGAGTAACAGCTGGTGGTGCAATTGAAGTACCAACTGAGGGTGCTCAAACTGCAATAGAAGAGTTCAACAAAGTTGATTACAGTACAGAACAAGGTAAGAAACAATTCCAAGATAAAGCAGTTGACATAGCTAATGCAGCTGGTAGTGCAATTGGAATGACAGCTCATATGGCAGGACCAAAAGAGGTAACAGGAGCAGTTAGTGACACCGCTAAGGCAGTTGAGAATGGACTAAACAATGAAGTTGATAGACGAGCTAAGGTAGTTGCAGAGGAGCGAGCTAGTAAGGCTGAAGCAGAGATTAAAGAAACAATCAGAGCTAAAGGTAATGTGTACGGTGAAGACAACACAGATGAAGGTGCAATTGGTGAGATTAAAAAGAGAGTTAGCAATGATGAAGAGTTCTACAGCGAACTAGAGAAAGATAAGCAAGATAGGGTAAGTAAACTGTTCGAAGTAGAGAATGGTAGAATAGTAGCAGCTAAGCCAGGCACAACAGCCAAAGAGATTGAAGAAGTAATGGAATGGGCTAATGAGTACGGTAAAGAGTTAGAAGGCAGTCAAGCAGCTAAAGAAGCAGTTGAAGAGTTAACAGGGCCAACAGTAAAGATGATGCTAACAGAGGCTAAAACAGCAGAAGTAGAAGCTAACGGAGTTAATGAAAAAGTAGCTGAAGAATTAGCTGACAAAGTAGTTAACAAGGACACAGCTAAGCTAGATGAGATACTGAATAGTAATGCAGATGATAAAGAGGCTAAGGTTGAAAGCTACCTTAATAAGTTGTTGTACAATGAAGATGGTACAAGGTTGAACGGGGTTAATGATGCAGTAGAGAAAGCAGTTAGACGAAAGGTAACTGAATACGTTAGTAAGTTCAATAATGATGGAATAGACGTAATGGAAGACGCTAATGCAGAAGTTAAGAGTGAATTAAAAGCAAAAACTAGGCCAAGTAAGAAGAACGTTAAGAACAAGGTTAGACATGCTGAATGGGTATCAAGTGAAGCACTGACTGAAGTAATGAATAATGGGTTAAACCCAGATGACATTAGATTCCATACAGATAGCACAAAAGACAGGACTACAGTAATCAATAAGCTGGATAAGAATGCTAGTAGTAAAACAGGAGTAGGTAAGGTACTGAAAGAGGTTGGTAGCAAGATAGAAGCAGTTACAGCCAATTATGATAGTGATAAAGTTAATGAAGTGTTCAAGGACAAGCCAAATAAAGATGAGTTAAACAGAATGGCACTGATAGCTATTAACACTATTAACGGAGCAACTGCAACTGATACAGAGCAACGGGCTAGAATGGTAAATGATGGTACAAGTCCAATAGAGTTAAATGAAAATGAATACTGGGCATCACACGAAGGTATAGTAACACAGGCTGGTAAAGATTGGTATACAAGCTTAGGTATCAAGGTAGAGGGAAGTAAAGAATACGTACTACGAGAGTACAGAAAAGCTGGTGAGTTGATGCTAGACATACTGACTAAAGCAGGGATAGCTGAAGTTAGTGAGAATGAAATGCTAATACCAATAAGTGATAACATGGTTACAGCTGATGGTAATAGAATTGGAGTTAAAGCTAATGGTACTGTTAACACTGGTGGAGTAGCTACAGGTACAGTTGAAGATAAGTTAAGTGGGGCTAAGAAATTAGCTAAAGTAGAACGAGGAGTTAGACTAACTGATAGTAATAATGCAATAGATGAAAACTCAGTAGATACAGTTAAGACAGTAATACCATACAGAAGTGAGATGGGTGATGCAGTTAAGAGACTAGTTAAGTTGGTAATGCCAGCTAATAGAGAGAAGCCAGGCCATGAGAAATATAATGGTGAGATGAAGATAGCTGATGGGATCACGCCAACAGATGACAATATAGAGACAGTAGATACACTAGAGGATAGGCCACTAACAATACAAACTAACAAGATACCACTAATGATGAAGCTGAAAGAGATGAGAGATAATAGCTCAACAGGGTTAGGTGGATTAGTTAGAAAAAATAAGTGGCTAGCTGAGTTAATGGGAATGGAGAATACAAAATCAGAACTACTGTCAGCAAGTGAAGTAGGGATTAACAATACAAAGCTACAGATAATGAATGATATGTTAGACATACTAGATGAGTTCGTAGAAGAAGTTGATGGTGAGTGGGTAGCTAAACCAATGTACTTCGAGTACCAAATAGATGTCAATAACAGGATATCACTGGTGAATACAATACTGAACTTCCAACACGATAGTAAGTTAAGTAGATTTATGTTAACTAGTACAGAGAAGATGGAAATAGGTGATGCCACAAGTGATGATAGAGTAGTGCAGGCTAAAGCAGTGATTGAAGACGCAGGAATAGCTAAAACAGCTAAAGACTATGAGATACTAGTTGATGCATTGGTAAATGGTACAATGGATACAGGTAACAAAGAGGCTGATGTGCTATTGGATCACATATACAAGATGTACAAACTAATGGAGACTAAATCACCAGAGTACATAGCTAAGATGCTCATGAGCCAAACTAAGCCAGATGCAGTACTAGGTAAGTTGAATAAGAAAATATTCAAAGCAATGAACGTAGTTGAAGAGATTGGTAAGATGATTGACAGCAAAGGTGATAGCTACACTAGTGAGTACATGGTTGAGATGGATGCAAGTGCATCAGGTGTGTTCATAACAATGATGAACATACTAGGACGAAACCCAGATGTAATTAAAAGACTACTAACACAATTGAATGTAGGATTTGATGGCAAAGAAGTTGACAGAGAAACACTGATGGATGCATACAAACTACTAGAGAATAAGGTACTACAAGCAATAGATGAAGATACAATAGTGATTGGTAGTGAGTTAGACAGTGAAGTTAAGACTAATGAGATAGAAGAGCTACTAAAAGAGTTAGGTGAAGCTGGAATAGATACAAGAGAGATGGCTAAACCAGTAGTAATGACATGGTTCTACTCAGCTGGAGATACATCGATAGTAAGCAACTTAGTTGGTGAGACAATACAGAGTATAATACGAGCTGCTACAAGTAACGATAGTAAGAATAAAGATGCTGCGCTGAAGCACATCAGTAGGATACTAGGTAAAGAAGTGGATGCTAAATACGTACGAGAGATTAAAGCTAGAAGCAAAGACCACAAGAAATTGGTTAAAGAATACAGCAAGATTGGTGAGAAATACGTAGAACAATTAGGTAATGCATTCCCAGAGGTGACCGATTACAAAGCTGAAATGGCTGAGATGTATGATGAGTTGGTAGAGATAGGTAAAGTTAACGGTAAAGACTACTTCAATGGCAAACTAAGAACTGCAAGTGGAATGATAGAAGGCGGTAGCAAAGGATACACGTCAGTGTACAAGGCTAAAGAAGTTGCACTAGATGCTGATGGTAATCAGAAGAGAGAGATGGGATTACTAAGTGAGATGTCAAGTGACAATCCACTACTAGCTACAGTACAAGACATGCCAAACTCAACATCACTGCTACCAGTAATGACACATACAGCTGATGCATACCAACTGTTCGAAGGATTGAAAGCATTCATAGGTGACAGTAAGCATGGAGTAATGACAGTGCATGATGCATACTACGGATACGTACGAGACTTAATGAAAGCTCAAGAAGCATACAATAAAGCAGCAGTAACACTAGCAACTAAGTTCGACATGGTTGAGGTGATGATAGATGCAATGAGACGAACAGCTAATGACATGCTAACAGATAAAGAAGGAAAAACAGTTAACGAGATTAAAGCACTAGAAAGTGCTGCAAATAGCTTAATTGAGTTAGCAGATAAGAAAGCCAAAGAGAATGCTGATAGGATGACGAAGAAGGAACAAGCACTAAAGAAAGCCAGAGTAAAACTACTAGGTGTTAGTAAAGCTGACACAGCAACTGGAGATGAAGTTAAGATACTAAGTGGGTTGAAGACAAGCAATAGTGATAAAGAGAAGGTCGAAGATAAAAGTGAGCATAAGAGCAGAAGAGAGACAGCTAAAGAGTGGTTAAATACTACGATGTTCGATACAGAGGCTACGCTACATGGAGTTGAAGAAGGCAGTGGTGCGACAGTACATCAGATTGGATACATGACTGCTGGTGGTAAGAGTGGTACAATATTCGTAGGTGATACAATAACAGATCCAGCAGAGTACTACGGACCAAATGAAGATGCAGAGTCAGCTAAGGCTAATGGATTGATGACATACGAAGCGTACCTAGAGCAACGAGAAGATCAAAAGATAATGACGATTGATGAGGCTAAGGCTAAGTTACTAGAGTTAGGTAAAGATGGGTTAACTGGATTCAATAACAAGCACTACGATGGTAGAATGCTTAATGAACTGTTCAATAATGATGCAGAGATAGCTGAGTTAATGGAGAATAGTAATGATGTTGCAATTATGCTATTAAAAGAAGGTGGTAGCTACGAAGGTAAGCAAGTTGATTACGCAATAGTAGCTGGAGTTGATACAAGAGGAGCTCACAAGGCTGAAGACGATGCTAAGATGCTACAAGGTGTGCTGAAAGCAGTTAGTAATGGAATAATAGAAGATAATGATAACATCAAAGAGAAAGCAATTAAAGCTGCATTCAATAGACTAATTAGTGGTGGAGACTTGAGCAGATACATACACGAAATAGGACAACTGAATGGTGAGTTGGTTAAAGGGCTAGAAGAAAATCAAAGCTTATCAGATGCAGAAATGGTGTGGTTCGATAAGATTGATGAGTTAGGACTTAGTGACGAGTTAGTTGAACAGATAGATGGTGCTAGTGCATTCACAGTTGATGGTAAAGTATACATTAGCAAACATGCTGCAGTTGATAATGGTAGCATGTTGGATGTGATTAACCATGAGTTAGTACATACAGTGGTAGATAAATACGTACGAGCTAATAGTGATGCAGCTGAAGTTAAATACATGCAGAGAGTACTGGATAGATTAAGTAACAAAGAGATTGATAGTACTAGCAGGTTAGGATACATAGTAGAGATGTACAAGCAAGATAAAGTACAAGGTGTGCTAGAACTGTTAGCAGTGTACAATGGTGAAGGCAAGGATGAGTTGGTTAATCAGATTGATAATGAGTTGAATCCAGGGATAGCGTCAAAGCTGTACAGTATGCTAGTTAGTGTAGTTAATCAAGCAATAGAATGGCTAAATGGTAAGAGCTACGATGAAGCTATTAGTGAGCTAGGTGATGAGATAGATAGTGTGGGATTAGCTAGAGCACTAGAGATAGCAACAAGACAAGCAGTTGAACTGCAGAAGACAAAGAGAAACGTAAAAGTTGATAGTAAGGTTACAGACGCTATAATAGCTAAGATAAAAGAGAAAGGTTGTTAATGAACTGTGTACAAGAATTAAGAGACGAAATGGTAAAAGCTGTGTTGGATAAGAATCCATATACAGCTAATCCATACAGATCAGTGATGGCATCATTAGATGGCAAACTAACTGAAGATGAGTTACAAGAAGTACTGAATACAATTGGTAATGAGTTACTATGGACTGGTGATAGAATAGTTGACCAAGATGGTAATGAAGTAGTAGTTGAGGTTAGAGATGGTAAAGTTAGTAAGTTCGGAGGAGTGTTCACTGAGAAGTCAATGGAAATGAACAAGTACGCTAGTTACATGCTGATAGGTGCAGGTAATAGGTTAGAAGAGCTGTTCGGACCAAAGATAGCTAAATGGCATGAGAGAGCCATGGAACGAAGTAAAGTGTACAGTAGAACTACTGAGCTAATAAAGACTGGATTAAGTGATTCAAAGACATACAAGAGCTTAAAGGCATCACTGTTCCTAACTGATGATATCGATAGAGAGAAGCTAAGTGAATGGACTACAATGGCTGAGACAATAGCAAGAAGAACATATGAGTTGCTAGATAGAGAAATGCCTAAGCTGGAAGCTAAGATTAATAATATGGAATTAAGTGAAGCTGAGAAAGAAGACATTGGAAGATTGTTTGGTGATACAGGGTTCGGAGTGCTTAATGATATACCAGGATTGCTAGAGAAGATAGAGAATGGTGAAGACTTACAAGAGTTGATAGATGGATTAAAGCTAACTGATGTAGAGAAATCATACGCAAGACAGCTAAAAAGATTCTATGAAGATAGATTAGTAAATGCTGAAAACATACAAAATGATATGGGTGATAGTAAAGTTGGTGCCGCAGTTGCCATGCAAATGATGATGAGTAATGATGGTAAGCTATTGAAGCTAATGAGAAAGCTAATGAAGAAGTATCCAAAAGAGTACTTAGAGCTAAGAGGATTAGCTGCTAGTAATAGGGCACTAGTTGAGGTTATAAATAGAAATAGGAGCGGTACAGTGTTTGGTGATGGATCAGGAGTGGTGTATAATGGTTACAATGGTAATAACATAATGGATGTATACGAACGGGTACAAGAGTTCAGGCCAGTTACACTAGAAGATATGCGTAAGAAAGAGTACCAACACAGCTCATGGCGAGTAATACGAGAACCAAAGAAAGGTCAGTTAGGGGTAATAGCTAGAAATGCGACTAACTCATACATGGAAGGATTGGGGCTGAATAATGATAGATTCCTCAATGGTGTAATAGTTAGTAATGAGTTGGTTAATAAAATGACTGATAAGATGAGTAAGAAAGATAAAGAGAAGTGGTTAGTTAGTAATAACATAGTTATGGATAGAGATAATGGATTCATACGATACACAGTTAAATTGAATAACGATGAATTCACCAAAGCTGGTGGAGTAAAGAATGCTGCTCAGATGCTATACAGAACATACGTACACAATCAAGGATTGGTTGAGACAGATACAGTAAGGAAGATGGTAGCAGATTCAATGACATACAACAATGATGAATTAGCTAAGATAGAAACAATGCTAGAGTTCAACGAACAGAAAGGTGTAAAAAAGAAATACATCAAACCATTCATCAACACAACAATGCCGTATAAGTTGATGAAGAAGAGGTATCCAAGAGTAGCTAAGATGTTCGAGCCAGCTAATGGAGTTACTAAGTATGGTGATATGGATAAGAAGTTACGATATGTACGAATTGATATGAGTGATATGGTAGTTGGATACAATCAAGAGTTACTGTTCAAAGACTCACAACCAGGATTACAAGCTGCAGAAATGCTATACAAGCAGATGGTACAATTACTGAAGATCAAGTTAGCAGTTAATAACCCAAAGAAGTTATTGATGGATTCAGTGGCAAATACAGGTGTACTATTATCGGTTGATGTGCCAATAATGGACATAGTGAAAGGCTACAAAGAAGGACCAGGTAGACTGCAAGAGATAAGTAAGCTAGAAGGCGATTTAGTTGGATTGAAGTTAGAGTTAGCAATGAATCAGAATAGTGCGATTAAGACAGCTAAGATACAAGAGAAGATCAACAAGATAACTGAAGAACTAAATGAATACATAGAGTTGAAGTACGGATTCATACAGTCAATGGGTACAAGTATGATGATAAAAGAATTCGATACAGTTAGTGGGTTGCAGTTGAGTATAGATAAAGCAATTGAATACATGGTTAAAGACAAAGAAGGTAATCCAACAGAGATACATAAAGCAGTTGTATGGTGGATGAATGCAGGATTCAGTATAGAAGATATAATAGATGTAGTTACAAAGAGAGCTAAAGATAAGAACAGTGGATTCACAAAAGAATTAATTGATATGGGTAATACATTACGAAGTAGTAAGGTTAAAGGCCATGAAGATACAGTTAAGTACATAGGGCAAATAATAGGAGGACCAAATAGTGAAGCCACTAGACAAGGTGGTAGAGTAATGGTTGGAATGGATGCCATAATGAAGAGAATACTAACAGAGTTCTTCAGAGACAATGAAATTAAGAGATACGAGAAAGAGATTGGTAGGAGAGTTAATGAGAAAGAATATGCTAAGATAGAGCTAAAGGCTGCTACACAAGCGATGGATATGGGAATAGATTATAGATTGAACTTACCAGAGCAGATTAATAAGGCAAGTAACTATGGTGTACTTATGTTCCCGTCATTCTGGATGAGAATACAACCAGTAATATACAGATTAATCAAGTACAATCCAATCAACGTACTAAGTGGTTATGCAATAGCATGGATGCTAGGATTGAATAACGGTAGTATAGTTGATTCGAGTATACCTATTAAAATGACTGCAGAAGGGTTAGTACACCCATTACAGGATGTACTAACAACTGAAACATTTATACTTGGTGCATCAGCACTATAATGCTAGTAGGGAATAAATTACAAACCCTACTAGAATAACTACTAATACCCAAAATGCTGCATATGCAACAAACAATGATAATATGATAACTAACGTAATAGCAAAACTACGTAGATTATGCAGTGTCACGAGTCAAACCTGTCAATAATGGCCTGTAACTTAGCTTCAGGGCCAATAAAGTTATCAGGCTTAGTTACCTTGCCAGTACTGTCTTTAGTACCAAGCTTAGCTAAATTAGCGTTGTGCACTGCTTGTAATCCATCAACCATAGCAGCTGGAGTAGCTCCGAATTTATGAAGCTCACCAATTGTTATATATAGTGAGTCAAGTAATGCATCGAACTGATCAACAGTAGCTACAGATGATTTAGGTGTGTCCTTGATTAGTAATCGAGCAGTTCCACGTGGGTTTGCTGCTCCAACTAATTCAAGTGATTCCTCAATAATCATAGCTGCTGCTGAGTTAGGATCGAATTGACCACGAGGGTTATCCCACTGTGATTGATTTATACGCACAATGTCCTCAAATAGGTTGAATAATTGCTTCTTGTGTTGCAAGTTACACCTCCCTAAGTAATAGTAAACGCTGTAACTCACCAAGCTTCAATAGATTATCTACTTGAGTAGATTCAATTGTAGTTGGTTGTAACAATGTATTGTTAATTATATCATCAATTAATCCTATATTATGCTTATTTCTAGAATAATTAGCAGCTTCATCTTGTGTGTCAGACTCATCATGTTCATCTTCTTCCTCAATAAGCTGTATCATTCTAAGTAAGTCATATAATTCCTCTTCAGTTAAAAATTTATTCATCAAGTTCCTTTTCGCTCTGATTGAGCATTTTAATATTAAAGATAGAACGAGCTATCTCACCAAATTCACTATGATAAGTAATTGACTTAGCCTGCCCTATAGTTCCACGGAACCCCATAGATTCTGCCCATTTATCACGAGGTGTTATGTTCTTGTGCACTTCTACAGTACAAAGAGTTCCTTCAGTTGTATGGTTAGAGTGCAAGTGTCCGAAGTGGAAATAACGGTATTCAGACTGGCTAAATATTTCTTGGTTATCATATACCAATACTTCGCCAGCTTTAGCCGGCTTAAGTTCATGTCCATGCGTAAACCCAAGAATATTTTTACCAAATACATGATATTGCTGGGCTACATGGTCTGTCTTAACTATCACACGTGGCTCATCCTTATACCAAGCTGATAAGAAAGCTTTTAGGTATATGGATACATCTTCAGAGTGATTACCAGCTACTGAATAGAAATAAACAAACTGGTGTTTAGTTAAAGCCTTATCAATTAACGCTCTAGTTATATCAAATGATGCATTAATTATTTTTGACATACGCCCATCAGCATCAAGTTGATGCCCAGATGTTGTTGTATTACTGTTATCTGAGAAATGGAGAAAATCTCCTAAGTCAGTTATTACAGCGAATTGAGATGATGGTGATGATTCAACTAGTGAATCCATAGCACCAAGCACCCATTCAGTAGCGTGCTTCAAGTCCCAATTGTAGTTGTGGTTTGACTCACTACCATGAATTAATAAGCCAAAGTGTAGATCTGGTAATGGGTAAAAAGTAGTTAATTCACTACTATTAAACTGTGGCGGTGCTACTGGTGAATAGTGGCTAACTAATGATTCAGTTATTGACTCGACAGCAGTTCGAAAAGATTCAAGAGAGTCTTCTTTAGCTACGTCAGATTTCACCCACTGTAGTTTGATGTTACCATCAGCATCATATAGTGTTGATGAGCCCTTAAGGACTTCACCGGACTGAACTGAATTACCAGAGTCCAATGGTAGTTGGCCTTTGGCTTTCAGTCGAGCTCGCCTAAGAGATATAGATGGCAGACTGATGTCGGCATCATATAGCTCCTTTGCAGCTGCTTGGATGTCATTTAAGTGGACATGTTGTTTACATAATTCACTAAATTGATCACGGGTTAGTTTCATTTGGATACTCCAATTCAATGATACGATCTATGTACCATTTAGCTTTCTGTAGATCTTCTACACCATTTTTGCGTTTATAACGAGTTACGTATTTGATAACACTGCCCTCATGGAATGACAAGTTGTTGGCTTCAATGAATTCAATCGGTTCGATTGCTGTTTCATAGTGATTACCACCAACTTGTGGTTTAGGCTTGCTGTTGATGAACTGTTGTTCTAAAATAATCGCTTCTGGGCTCATGTTATACCCTCCACTATCCAATCAGGCATAGAATCAGTGTCAACTTTAGTGTCTGTAGAGTCAGATGCCCAAATACTAGTAGGTGATTTACCAGACTCAAATTGTTTAGCCGCTAATTGCTTAGCTTCATCAGGTGAACTAGCTTCAACTTCATACGTTGCTAAATCTACTGAATATACAAGTATCTCTACTCGTACTTCATACTTTTTCATGTTAAATCCTTTGCTATTTCATCCCAGTCAGATTGAGTCATGTTCGTATCAGTAATTCCAAGTTTATAGTTGGCTGATGTTTTCTCTTTCTGAGCTGTTTGGATGTTAGATGGTTTACTGTACTTAGATGCCCATAGACACGGGTTAAATGTATCATGCGTAATTGGCTCAAGACCAACTGACAGCATAACACTACGGATGTTATGGTCAGCATACTGCTTCATAACTTGGCTATTGAGTCCAAGTAGCTGTGCACCATCCTCCCATAGATAATCAATCCAATCATAATCGGCTTGTAGTGTTGATTTGTATAGGTTTACTGCACGCTGTTCTACTGCTGCAACTGCCGGAGCCCATTGTGGGTTATTACGGTGATGGTTCAGTAGGTTTACAGTCATGCCATAATGACCTATTTCATCGATGTTAATACGAGCTATTGCATCAGCAGTTACAGACATCATACCATTCTCTTTGAATCCAAATGAGGTTAGGAATGATGATTTGAATAGTACTGCTTCAAGGATGTTAAGTGCGTATAGTGACATGATGATTGATTTCTGGTGCTCAAATAAGTCATACGATGGATGATTACATGAGCGCATGCTATTGTGGACAACTGTCTCCTCAAACACTGCTAAGATTGATTTAGCTCTGTTAATAATGTTATCATTAATCATGATATCATCAAAGATTTCTATAGCATTAGTTGGCATTGCTTTCAATATCTCAGCGTATGTTAATGAGTGAATGTTGTTCTCAAAGAATGCATGTGAGTACCACCAGCTCTCGCACTGAGGATTGGTAGTGACTGGGATGAATACTTCCGCTACTGTTCTAGCTGCTAGAGAGTCAAGTGTTGTCTGAAATTTCAAGTTCTTCAGGAACAAGTCACGAAGAATTGGAGACATAGTTTGATAGTCTTTAGCGTCTTTAGAGTACGGAAAGTCATCAGCGAACCACATTAGTCCAAGTGCATTAGCTGTCATAGCTGATATGTTCGACTGGATTGATAGATCAAGCCGAGAGATATTACGACCAGAACCAAGAAATAATGGTTCCTGCGTAAAGTCGATTGGGGTTAATTCAAATAGTTGATTCATACTGAACACCCCCCACCAGCACATCCATCAGTGACATCATTGGCATCTTCAATTTTGGTGTTGTGGTAATACCTACCCTTGACACCATAGTGTTTAGCAATATATAGTTCATGTATAATGTCCTTTGCTATTACTTTCCCATTATTCCACTCAGGGTTATGAAATACGTTACCAGATATACCCTTGTCAATCCACTTCTGTGTTACAGCTAGGTGCTTGATAAATGGTATATTCATGTTACGATCATATGCGAATTCATACTTGTCAGCTAATTTGATAGCTAGTGGTGCGAATTGCTTATAATTAGTTCCCTGTTTGTCTTTAATGGTAAGTAAATCTTTTATTGGTTCAAGACCAGTTGTTTGGTTAGATGGTCCAGCAGAGGTTTCTGCAGGTGGAACCATAGCTAATCCACAATTGGCCATACCATGGATTGATACTTGCTGTTGTAACCAGTTCCAATCACATGAGTGTTGTCTAGATACAAGCTTATCTACGTTACGATTGTAGCGATTAATAGGCATGTGTGTTCGCCAATTAGTACGATTGAGAGCTGGAGCTTGTCCAATTTCCTTAGCAAGCTCCATAGATGCTTTGATTAGGTTAAATGAAAAATGTTCCATCCACTCATCATGGGCAAGTAATGCTTCAGGTGTACCATAGCGAAGTGACTGAGATGCTAACCAAAATGCATGGTTAGAGATTCCAATACCAATGTCACGGTACTGTCTAACAAATTCATTAGCCTGTGGAGTTGGATGCTGTTGCTTAGCCATTAAATGTGTCTGTAGACGAACCATAATGTTGGTATAGTGTGGTAACTGTTCTATAGGGATAAGTCCCTGATTGAGATTACCAAGAACACATACACCAATATCAGGTGAATGTCTACGAGTTGATGATAATGGTTTAGTAGGTGCCATATATTCAATACATATATTAGCCATCTTAATTGGATCAAGGTGTGGTGTATTAGAATTAATTTCATCTATGTTAATAATGTAGTAGGCTGATGTTTCAGTTGCTTCTACAGCTATTGAACGGATGAAAAAGTCACGAGCATCAATCTCAGCAGTAGCCAAACCATCGGCCTCACACTGCTCATAGTATGCAGTAAATGCTCCTATGTCAGATGAATAGAATAGCTCAGCTAGTTTAGTTGCTACACGAGTAGAAAATAGTGATAGTTTACCACCGTTGATTGCTCTATCGTAGACTACTTGGTTGACTTTGATGCCGTACGACATGTCATTAATACGATCTTCAGCAGGCATACGAGGTGACTTCAATGCAAAGATAGTCTCTATCTCAGGGTCAAAGAAGTTCACGTAGGCTGTAGCGCTTCCACGCCTTCCGTTTTGGGACGCTTTGCCAATGTCAGCATCAATTGATTTAATGACAGGTATCTTACCGGAGTGAGTAATTGTTCCATTCTTTACCTTGTCACCAAGTGATGCAATACCAGCTATGTCCATACCAACACCAGCTGATGAGGTTGTATGCGATACCAGTGCTGCCGATGCTTCATTCCACGAATCAATTGAATCACCCATCTCGATGATTATGCACGATGCTATGTCAAATGAACCAGTTCGTAGTGCTCTCATCTCAGGAGATGGCAGAGTTAGTTTGAATTGGCTGAGTCCATGATACAGTGCTTCAATATATCGAAGTGGTGTTATGTGGTAATCATGAAATGCTGTAATAGCAATTGCCATGAACATGAACTGAGGTGATTCTAATGGCTGCTTGTCAGCTGATAGTCCGTAACCATTGACTAATGAGTCAAATCCAGAGGAAGTGAAAGTGAAGTCAAGATTATGGTCGATGACTGTGCCAAGATAGTCAAGATCGGCATCAAGTACATCATGGTGGTAGTGCCCAGACTCAACCATTGTTGTTAAAAATTGACGTAAACTAGGTGGTGTTACGTCACCAAATACTCGCTTATATAAGCGGAGTACCTTCAAGTTACGGGCAACAGTATCATAGTTAGGGTTACGCAAATCAGCTAAATCATCACAAGTTTTGATGAATATATCCTCAATGTATGTTGTATGTATCCCATCAAAGAAGTGTAATTTTGATTGCATTTCAATGTCTGATACAGATACATTTTGTATATTGTGCGTTGCCCAGGTTAGTGATGCTGTTGCTTTAGAGATGTCAAGTGGCTCAATTGAGCCATCACGCTTGACTACTGTAAATGTGTTATTCAATTGGCTCTCCTTCAGAGTTACAGTTACGAAGTGCTATGCCAACAGGCTTCAGCGGAATTCCAGTGGCTGAGTAAGTTTCAAATTCTATTGTGTACCAATGATCGAGATACTCAGTGTCAAATGAATCAACTATAGCTTGTCGCTCTGCTGCTGTTCCTTTAGGTTTGCAACTAAATAATTGATTATTGTGTGTACAGGTAAATACTGGTTGGTTGTTCTTATCAAGAGTCATACCAGTAATTAGTACTTCAATAGATTGTGCTTTCTTATACTTCCACATACGGTTAGATCTAATGTTATGTTTGTACATAGCAAGAGGGTGCTTAATAACAGTGCCTTCGAGGCCATCAGCAATTGCTTTATCATAACACTCTTCAATATCATCATGTGATTCACATATCGTAACAGGTGTGGGTGTAATAGTTATATTATCTTCATTGTACTGTTCCAATAAGTAATCACTGATTGGCTGAAATAACTCTACTCTGCTTTCAAATACAGCATCCATAGATGGTATATCAAAGATAATAAATTGCAGCTTTACTGATAACTCGTTAGATTTACGAACTGCAGCGGTTATATACTGTAAGTATTCACCATGAATGTATAGCTCTCCGTTTAATTCAGTGATATTGAAATACTCCATCAATGGTAATAATTGGCCCTCTATGTGAGGGATTGATGGTAGAATATCTCCACCACGACTAGTTAATACTAGTTTTCCATTGGTTAGACGATAAGTAGCATTAACTCCATTAAACTTAGGCGTTGAGTAGAGTGGGAATGATACTTTCGGTGGTAGTTTACCTTGTGTCCACGATTTCACTTTCATCGGTAAGTTGACTTTGGTATTAGTCGATTCAGCTACTGAATAGCCAGATTTGACTTTACGATTCCACTTAGATTTGGCCTCAAAACGAGTTTGTTGTTCAGGCGTAGTTTCATTTAATTTACCAATGTTTTTGCCAGATTCAATGGTGTCTCGCTTAGTTTGCATGACACCAAATTGTTGCCCCCACTCAGTTATAATACATTTGCCATAAACAGATATATTACAAATTTGTGTAGCACCTGTAGCTGTTGTTTTATATAGTGTTGGTAATACTATGTGATTCATTAGGCTGCAATTGTTCTTTTTAACACAGCTGATGGTTTGAACTTAATTACTTGCTTAGCAGGCGATTCAAATGGTTGACCATTGATTGCATTAATACCGGATCTAGCTGCTTGTCTAGCAGGAACAAATTTACCAAATGATTGCCCAAGAGCAACTTCGTTACCTTGATGTACTTCAGATGTAATTAGATTCAATAAGAAGTCAAGTGTATCACCAGCTGATTTCTTAGTTTCAAATACGTCTAATTCGTACATTCTTTCAATTAATTCTTTTCTTGTCATATTGTTTCCTTGTTGATATGTCAGTTTATAGTGCTGCCCACTATACTATGTACTTAGCATTATTAAGTACATGCCTACAACGGGTTACAGCTACATAATAGAGCTTGAGTTCGGCTAAGAGCTCAGCAGTAGGTTTGTAGTTGTCAATGTGTTTATATTGTAGCATAATGTCTTCTATAGAATTGTTTAAATCATCTGATATTGTTACTACATCAAATGTCATACCCTTCACTGAATGAGCTGTTGTCAAGCATAGATTAGCTGATGAATGCAAATGTGCGTCAGCTGAGTTATATGCATCTATAATAGACTTAGGTCCATATTTCAGTATCAGAGTAATTGCTGAAGCTATATTAGGATTATCTTCATTGTGTTCACGAATGTAGCTAAACATGCCTTGTTTGGCTTGCTCTTGCTCAGATAGGTTAAACCAGTCATTGATGGTATGCTGTACACCCTTCAGTTCATGCTCGTATACTGTACGATTAGGTTCAGAACCAAGTAAGAATAAAGGATATTTGAATAGCTGCTTCAATTTACCAGGGGTAATTAATCGATATGGTGTATTAGTACGGTTTAGGCCAATCATATGCTCAATTAATGCCGAGTTAGTTCGTGTGATGTATGCCTCAGTAGTAGTTGAAATTGAGCTATAATGCATGCCTTCAAATTTCATATTAGGTGCGAATGTATTATTGCAGAATGCCTGTACTTTCTCTGCAATAGGTGCTGACACTCGAAATGATTGAGTTAGATGAAGTGTCTTGCCAACGTTGCTGAAGTGAGTAAAACCATTCTTGCATCCCATAAAGTAAAAGATTGCCTGGGCATCATCGCCAACCATAATACGCTGATGGGCTGGATACGCTCCAAATACATTAATAGTGATTGGAGTTAAATCACCAGCTTCATCAAGTGCGAGTGTATCAACTGTATCAGGAATGATTGTACCATTGACTAATCCATCATGGAACAGCTTAAGGTAGAAATCATGAGTTGGTTTGATCAAGCCAGTAGCCATACCATTGACGATTTGTCTAACAAATGGTAATAGTTCGTGATTATCCTCTAACTCAGACTCAAATGATCCAAATGATAATGCTGTAGAATTACAATACTGGGTTACAATATCAATAGTAGTTGATGTCTTCCCGAAAGGTATACGAATTGATTTAGGTATATCTCTCCAAGTTATAAACGGTACTATTGTTGAATTTAGGTTGAATCGCTTCTTAGTAATGATTTCATAATAAGCTAATGAATGAAGCGTACTACAAATTGCTGTTGTAGCAAATGATGTACGAGCTTCAGAGGCATTAGCATTACCGAAGACTAAGTAACGAAAAGTAGATTGTGGATTAGCTGCTTTTAATCTAGCTGCTATTTCGACTAGAGTTGTTGTCTTAGAAGCTCCTGCTACTGCTTCAATCTTGATGAATGGGTTAGTAGGTGATCCATCAGGATTACGTGCAAGAACTTCATCAAAGATTAGCTCCTGCTCAGGAGTCCAAGTGAAATCTGCCATCTACTACGCGAATAAATTCTTTTTAGGTTGTGGTGCTGCTGCTGCAGTTGTTCTACCAGATGATTGAGCTTTCTTAAGTTCAGCTACTTTCTCAGCTGTTAATCCGTCTTTATAAGTTACTGCTTCACAGTACTTAGGATCAGAGTCTTTAGCTAACTTGATACCAATTTCAGTACCGTTAACAATTTCAGATGCAGATGCACCATCAGCTCTATAGAATTCAACTATCTCTTTTTTAGATTTAAGCTCATTTTTGTATAATGAGTAAACTTCTTTAACCCATACTTTAACTTCTAAGTCAGTAAATTCAGTTAATACTGATAAATCAGTTGGAGTTTGGTCTTTACCAATTTTATGAGTTTGAATTTCTGGGTCAGCTAATACTATTTCATTTTGATCGTTAACTAAGTCGGCTATGATACACAAGTGATCAAAGATTCTAGCTTGATAGTTAGGTGTACCATCATTGTTATCTAGTTTAAGACCATATAGTACGTTGTTACTACCTTCATAGTCTACGTTGAAGTCGATAGATCTAGCTCCATGTTCATTGATTTTAACTGATGCTATCTTAATTGTTACTGGGTAAATACCTGATTTACCGATGAATTTACCACCAGACTCCTTAACTGTGTCTGCTGTTACTGTTGATTTATAAAATGCCATTGTTGTTTATTTCCTTATTAGGTTGGTATGTTAGCCACTGAGGGCACCAGAATACGAAACGGTAGTTTTAATTCATTGCGGAATAGTTATGATACTTTGATAAAAGTAGTCTCTGATGAACAATTAACTACACCAAATGGAATACCATAAATTCTACTAACTGCATTAGGTTGTGAGCTTGTATGGTAATACTGGATTGGTGAGTTCTTTTGTAAAAGTAATGTATGGTATGCTGTTGGATCCATAACTATTAGAGATGGTTCTCCATTGTCTTTCTTTATTTGGATTATTTGATCCAATATGTCACGTATAATCTCTTCAGCTATCATCATAGTGAGAATTTCTCAACCTCAGAGTTAGTAGATTCTAACAGTTTGATGTGATCAGCTAGTGAATATTCATCAGCTGGTTGGGTTGATGGTAATACATCTTCCGGTAGTAATGTTCTACAAGGTAATCCAGGTGATCTATGTACTACTTCGTATTTTTTATTTTTAATTCTAAAGAATACTACGTTATCATGTACTGAGATTGCTCCACCAGATTTCTTATATGCACCAGATGATGCATCTTCATACATACCAGTATCAGGATTAATAGTAACATGCGTAGTAGATATTACATTAATACCAGACGCTACTAACTCATTTTCAAGAAATGAGTTGAATTCAGCTATCTCTTTAGAGATGTTAGAGTGAATTTCAAATCCCTTGAATTGTCTTTGACAGTTATCAGCTATGATTTGAAATACTCTAGATACTGTATCAACTACAACATTCTTAGGATATTCACCAGTAGCTTCTTTGAATTTCTGCATCTTATCTACGATACCATCTACATGGTTACCTTCTTCGTCATTATATCCATATAAGAATCCAGCTATGTTTGGAAAGCCTGCAAAATTTGAATGAGGTATACCAAATGGAAATGTTTTACCGTCTATAGATACTACAAATGTAGTCTTAGGGTCTAGTGATTTAAGTGCGTTAGTCTTACCACTGTTAGATAGTCCTGTACATAATAATTTAATTCCTCTTTTAGTTGCCATTGTTGTCCTTTATAAATAATTTATTAGTTGGCATATTCTGCTCAAGCTGTGATGGATGTAATCTCCAATCTTTAGCTAGTGCATACCTTAGTTCAGGTTGTTCATTCCAAAGCTGCACAGAGTGTGCTATTAAGTTAATAATACCCTCTATGTAGTCAAAGTCTTCTTGAGTTACATTTTCGGTAAGTACTTTAACTTGCGATGGGTATGATTTAAGTTGTTTACCTGTCTTATCTGAAATCTTCCCAGGCTTATCTCTGGATACATAAACAATACGAATACGGTCAATTGGAGTACCTTGTTTACGTTTAATCCAAGCGTATGTTAGCAATTGCAATCTGTATTCAAATTTGATAGTGTCAGGTAATTTAGTTAATGATGAGGTTTTGTAATCAACTATAATATTGTTAGTAATATTGTCGATTGAACCCCCTACCATTATGTTTGGTAGAATTGTCTCTACTACAAATGGCTCCACTTCCTGTGGATGATTGTAGATTAGATATTCATTAATTAGATTGGTTGCCATTATCTTAAATTGAGTACGAATTATGTCTGGGTCAACTTCAGAATTTTTAGCAGACTCTTGGTCTATGTAGTCCTCGATATGCTGTTTGTCTTCATCTGAGAGAGTTCCAGTTAATGCATATCGTTCTGCGCAATAATGAACACATGTACCAAGTACAGATGCTGTTGAACCCTCAAATCCTGCTTCACCAAGTAAATTTTCACGCCACCATGCTGTTGGAGCAGTGAAAAACCTAGCTATGCCAGATGGAGATATACGGAAAGCACCATCGGGAACTATATGTTCACCGTTGTTGTAATCTAATGGGTTTGCCATTGTTATCCTTTGTTATTGATATAGCAGTTTGGTCTTCTGCCTGTTAGGGTAAATCCCAAGTCGGCTATCATGTTTTTGGTAGCTCTGATAGAAGGCGATGAAGCCTCTGGCCAAACTGCTGATGAGTTACCAAGTTTACCATGAATAACATCGAAATTACGCTCTGCCATACTGTTGGATGCAGCCGCTGATTTAATAATTGCGATGTCATTGTCAGTGAATTTGTATTTAGAGGTTTTAGTACGAGTTGGTGGTGCTGATTGATAGAACGGCTGTTGATGTTGCTGCTGTTGTGGCTGTTCAGCTTCATATGCTTCTGCAAGCTCTACTAGAGATTTACTAGTTAGTGATTGTCTGTCACTGTCAGTTAATAAGCATTCACCTTCGAATGATTCCTCTACTGGAGTAAATTGAGTAGTAGATTGTTTAGATGCTAAATACTCAAGATATTCAGCTGATTCCTGTTCGTTAAGAGTTATAGTCATAGTTATTTCCTTTGTAGTTGTTGATAATCACGAGTTGTTCCAATAAATAAATCACACTTACTACGCATACGAGAAATTGCTACGTATATGTATCGAAGTTGTGCATTGAGTGAGATTGGATTGTTGTACTTATTCTTCGGAGTTGTATATGCTGAAGTTATATCATTGAGGTCAACAAATACATGCTCGACAGATGAACCCTGTGTTTTAGTTATAGTGGCTGCGTATGAATACTTGAAATTAAAACACTTGTCTAATGCTTTATGGTATCCTTTGTAGTCTCGCTTGTCCTTGAACTGCTGTAGTTGAGCTTCCAGTGTTGGTTTGTGTAGGAAGTGAAATACTTCAAACTGCTCACCGTGATTATTAGTTACAAGTAATTTGTAATAAGTTGGCTCATGCTCAATTACTTCAGTTATAGTTGCTATTGTCTGGTTGGCTGCTGCTCCAAGTGGTTTGTCAATAATTACTTGATCACCAGGTTCAAATAGTGCTGAAGGATGGATGTTGTAATTGTACTTGTCGACTTTGGTGTTACGGTAAGCCACAACTAGTTTGTCAGATTGACAGTTGTTGTATGCTTGACAGAATTCCTTATGCGATTGGTGATAAGTGAACTCAGGTACAGTTGGATCATACGGATCAAAGAATTGATTATTCTCGATTGCTGTACGGAGGTTAGCGAAGTACGATTGAAGCTGTGGTGATGCTGATGACTGCCTCATCTGCTCAGTAAGTTGAATTACTGTTGGATTAAGTGTAGTAAAATCAGGCTGTATTCCTATTGCTTCAAGTTGAATTAGGTCACCAAGTAACACTAGTTGTTGTACTGTACCATCCGTTAGACACTGTACTATACGTTCAAACAATGGCTGGGTTAACATAGAGATTTCATCAATCACTAAAAGATTAGTTGGAGTAATTGGTTTCTCGTTACCGTCACGATCACGCTTAGGTACGAGCTGTTTATGGTAACCTATATTGGACATAACCATTTCGAGGTATGAGTGAATAGTACGAGCTTGTAAGCCAGTAGCGTCATTGATAGCTCCGCAGGCTTTATGAGATAGTGCAGTTACCACATATGATGATGAGTAATCTGCAAGTATCTGTTGGAGTGAATAAGTCTTACCACAGCCAGCTTCACCAAGACACATAACTACACGATCACCACGATGAACTGCATCATAGAATTGCTGTTGTCCACTGTTAAGTGCCATTAGAATCTCCTAATTTGAGATATAATTGTGTTTTCAAGCCGGACTGGATCCATAGGGTGGGTCCAATAATTGTTTATGTCGTGAATAAGATCAATAATGTTATCATTGTCCATACCAAGTTCATGAGCTCTATGAGCTGCCCAGATTAGTTTACGAGAACCCTCACCATGCTCAGCATTGTAGGCTGGGCTAAATGTACCCATAGGATCAGATAGTAGTGCAGCTGCCTCAGCTTTGGTTGGTGGTTTAGTTGGCTTAGGCTTACTGGCTACTGCAGACTCAGCCATTAGAATATGGTCTTTAACATCTAGAGGTGATTGATCAGTTACAGAGTAAACAGGTCTACCAGCATACGAGAAATAAATTTGCGATTGAGGTAAACGATCAGCTTGCAGTTGAAGTGAGTCAGCTATTGATTGGATAAAGTACGGCCATGCTTCAGGTGATAATGATACAATTGAGTCTAGTTCTAGCAATACTCTGAACTTGAAATCATTGTCAGGATCAGATGTAAGAGCTATGTGATGGTTAATGTCTTGGAGGATACTATGACATTCAGATGCAGTAATTAATGATGTATCTATGTCGAGTACAATCCAATTAGTTCCACCACGTAGGTTAGCTTTAGAACGCTTACCATCAACAAATTCAAATGGTGAATATGCGAAATCACCTTGTAACATTGTTGCAAGATCAGCAAAGGTAGTAGGTGCATAAGTAAAGTTCTGCGAGCACTGTTTGGCACGTACTTCCTTCGAACCAGATACTGGTAAGAAAGAAATATGTGGTTCAGCTTCACGGATAAGTTCCTCGTAGCAAATTCCATCACCACAAAGCTTGTAAGTGGCATTATTATCAAATGAGTTAGATAATTGAACTAATTCAGTTAATTTAGCTTTAGTAACAGGTGCAGTTATATACCCCATCTTCTGTAGTATGTGCAATGATATAGTTGCTTTACCATCATCAGCTTTAGCACGCATAAATGAACAGAATAGCTCATGCTTGCCTTTTACGAACTCAGACTCAAATAACGCCATATCCTTATCAAGTACTTCACAGAAATTAATAGCTTCAACGTAGTCAGATAATTCAATTTGTTCATGCTGATTAAATAATGCTAGTGCACCAGATAGTTTCAATGCTTTCCATTGTAGGTGAGCTCGAACCAGTGCTGATAATGGATAAGCTTTCGACATTGATTGAGATAATCGTTTGTTGTATGCTTTGTAGATGATGAATAGCTTACGAACATCAGCTGATACTGGCAGTGGTTCACCAACTAGTGGTAAATATGCTTCTGTAATTGCTTGAACACCAGAGTTAACTTGGTTACGAACTGCAATTGCTTTGTCTTCAAGTTCCTCTTCAGCTTCTATCATAGCTGTTACTGACTCATAGTTAGGTTCAGGTAATTCATCAGGTACAAAGCAGAAGAATGACCTACGAGCTAGCTTAGAGTTGAATTCCTTCTTGAATCGTTGTTTAACTGCATTGTCATAGAGAATTGGTTCCTGTGCTCCCATGAATAGTGCTGATACAGGTAATGATACTAATGGTTTAAGTTGTTCAGACTTGTCACCAATTAGCTTAACTTCTTTCGAGCCAGTATCATATACTTCAGACATATACTTCATAAGTTCATCGATGTTGCCAGTGCCAAGCTCTGTCGTGAATTCCGTTATATTCAACACACGTCGTTAATGTGTGCCCGTCAGTTAATGACTGCTGTATATTTCTATACAGACTAGACTATATCTTTATCGCTTTGCAATTTAAGCATTGTTTTATTAAAATTATGGTACTATATAAATATATTATGCTAAAGGATAATAAATGGAAGAAATATGGGTACCAATTAAAGGTAGAGAAGAGTACTATGAAGTATCAAACCTAGGTAGAGTTAGGACATTATTTGGTAGAGTAAACAAATTAAATGAACCAAAAATAATGATAGGTAGAGCATATACTGCTAGTCAAACTAAATATAATCAAGTTAAGTTAAGTAATGGTGGAAAACCAGAGTACTCCTTAGTACATCGATTAGTAGCTGAAGCTTTCATACCAAATCCAGAAAATAAACCATTTGTTAATCATATAGATAATAATGGATTAAATAATAATCATACTAATTTAGAATGGTGCACACAGTCAGAAAACCTAAAGCATGCTCAAAAGCAAGGTAGGTTGTTTGAAGCCCAATCTAAAGGCGGTAAAGCTCAACGAGATTTAGTAAGAACTAACGCTAAAGAAATAGCTAGTAATCTGGTTGGCACACAGTATTATAAATGGACTGTTACTAATTATTTAGGGATAAAGCACCATAACAGAGAATACATAGAATGTACATGTGAGTGTGGTGCTAAAGTTGATATGTATTATATAACTATTATTAACGGTAAAGCTAGTCATAGTTGTAAGCAATGCGCTAAAACAGATGCTAAGGATAAATACATCAAAGAAATACTTAATGATATAAAAGATACTTCAGTAAATAATTGGGTATTTACAGGCAATGCTGTAGGCTATAATAAAAATTTAACAACTACAAAACAATTAAAGTTAGAGGCTGTATGTAGTTGTTGTGGTAATGTTGACAGTCTTCCGTATGCCAAATTACCTAAAGTAAAACAATGTTTAAATTGCAAAGTACGATAACTCCCGTTTCGGATCACTTGATCCTACGTGCTATGCACTAGTCGTTGAACGTTACACATACTGCCGTTGCAGGTTAGTGTCTTCGCTGCTGATTGTCCGTTAGTGATATAGACTTCACTTTATAAGTATTTCTACTTATATTAGCGCTATATCCTCTTGGGAGTTCCCAGCAATTAGAGAGTTACAAAGTCGTATATTACTATACGACAGGGCTAGTAATATATACATCATAATAATTATTTAATATGCTATCATTTGTTTATTTTCATCACATATTAAATAAATATTACTAGGTATATACATATTAACCCGAGTAGACAAAACCACCACCGATTCCTGAAGCTTCAAGAGCATTAAAGTGCTTATGTAGGCCCTTGATTGATGAGTCAGGTGCAGCGAATAGTTCATCAGGTTCGACGTAGTATTTGCTATAGTTTTCGTGCAAGTAAGGTTGATCACAACCATCAAGTGAAGCTAGTTTGACTGCTTGTTGTACAGCTATTTCTAGTCGCTTTTCATTGATGAGTTGATATCCAGCAGAGAAGCACTTACGAGCATAGTTTACACCAGAGTCCTTGCCGATACCAGAACCAGCAATTACAAATGAGATTGAATTAACTGGAATAGATCCACCATCCCAATGAGCTATGTTTCTACGAAGATGAGATGCATAAAGCATGATTTCGGATACAGCTATTGTTTGTTTGAATCGAAGTGGTACATTGATTGGAATAGAATCAACTATACGATTTATTATTGGTGGCAGGTTATTAGTTAGAGCACCTGCTTGCTCAAGAGTTGCTTTTAATTCAGGTAGCATAGTCCTCCTTTGTTAGTGTGTTTCAGACCAATTAAGGCCTATAGAATAGTCAGCTTCAATTGGAATATTCATATTAAATTGCTCAGTTACTAGTGAACAACCATTTACAATGTGCCGTCCAAGTGTACCAGCTAAGTCAGGTTTTACAGCACACTGATACTCATCATGTACAAATACCATTTGATACCAATCAATACCTTCAGTAAGAGTTGGAGCTGCTAGATTGTGGAAGTTAATTGCCCATTGCTTAGCTATTATTCCGGCTGATCCCTGTAGTAGTAAGTTAAGGGCTGAGTGAGGCGATTTAGAGATTAATTCACGCCCATCAATAGCTGTAACTGTCCCTTTTGTTTTAGATTGAGTTGAACAATCAGCTATTAATTCGTTAATACCATCCATACGAGCTAAGAAGTTATCAGCTACTTGCTTACCATAGATGGTTTCCATAATTAGACGCTCAGTTGGTTTAACGAATTCATCCTTACGAAGTGGGAATAAGCCAGCTTCGTTAAGTCTACGATTGATTGATTTAACTGCAATGTCGTAATCCTGTTGTGTAAATTCTAATGTTGTTATTGAATTAGATGCCTCATACCCGTATGATGACGATCCAGTTGTACTTGTTGTTGTGTTAGTCCATACTATTATTGAGCCATCACTTAAAACATGGCCTCGTATTGTATGGCCTTGCCCATATAAATCATTGTCTTCAGTAATGGTCGCAACACCATTACCCGTTCTCTTATGAACTGCTATATATTTCTATACAGATGAGACTATATCATCACCCTCAGCATTATCTGTTAGGGGCAAACCGCTTCCATCACCATTAGCTTGTGATGTACTCCCTTCCGGGATAGTCGTTACACTTTCTCTATTTAAAAATTTATCATTATATACACGCTTTACAGCGTATGGTACTCGTTTAATTATGGCTTTAGCCACAGCTTTTGTTATACCATACTTGTCTACTATATTATGTACTTTATAATCATTATCATAGTAATCTATTAAAATACTTAGTATAGTATCATCAGGTACTGAATACTTACGTGATTTTCTTGTAATATGCTCATCACTATTACTAAATGAATAGTGAGGTTTATTTAGGTAGTCAATAGCTTTTTGTAGTGTCTCTACAGAATCTTTTAATTGACCTAAGGCTGTGTTACATGTATGACAAAGTAATCCTCTAACATCCCCTGAAGTATGACAATGGTCAATTACTAGTGGCATTGTTAGAGATTTAGCAGAGTTTGTCATATATCCTGTATATCCACATATACTACATTTACCATCTTGTTCAATATACATATCTATATAGTCATCTAGTGACATATTATAATTACGTTGAAGCCAAGCATTAGCTAGGCCTTTACTAGCGCATTTATCTGAACAATAGTGTTCAGATGGTGCTTTTGGTGTAAATGTATTATTACATATTCTACATGCCTTATCTTTAAAGTACCCTTGTGGATACTTAGAAGCAGAGGCTGTTTGATCTTTCTTAATTCTTAAATGCTTACCTGTACTAGGTAAAGGTACTTCATGTCTTTCCATAATATTATTCCTTAATAGTTTTATGGAGTGTAACATGTAATTTATTAAATAGAGCTTAGCTCGGGATTGTCTTTAACTTAATAATAAGATGTCCCCCGAATTCAATTTGTTTACTTATACACTATTTCTAGTGTAACCGGTCATTTATACATTAATACACTTAGTACACTTACTACTATCATTTGTCTATTCTCATCATAGTAATTGTATTAGTATATTGGAACAATGTAATGTTCAACCGAAAAAGAATTTTTTACTCAAAGCTCTGGCTGCTTTCATTTCTGGTGTGGCTGTATGCTCATCCCAATCACAATCATTTTTAGTCCAGAATCCAGCTACTTTTGCATGATACCAATGCATATCTTTAGATAATACAGCTTCAGCATACTTACCATTGTCATATGGGTATAAGTAGTGAGCTAATACACGTATTTCAATATTTTTAAGATCTGCTCCAAGTAATACAAAATCAGGTGGTGCAGTGAATAATGCCCTATACTTAGGGTCAGCATCAATTTGGGCAAGATTAGGCTTTGTATGAGTTGCACGATGTGTTATTGCTCCTATTGTGTCACACTTGCCATGGATTGAATGCGTAATTGGGTTAAATCTAGCTATCCAACTATTATCAGTTGTTGATAAGGATGATAGGGATTTCTTTACTTTCATAAGCTTAATAAGATCCTCACCATAGGATCCAAGACGCTTGAGGTCATCTCTATCAACCTTAACATTACCTTTAGCTGTATACGTGTTGAACTCAAAATCATATAATGCTTTAAGCCATAGTTTAATTTGATTATCAGTGCCAGTAAATTTAGTGAGTTTAATATTCTGGAATTCACCATTTTTCTCAACAAAGATTAGTCTGTGAGGTACTGAGAACCACTGGTACTTAGACTTTGCTGGTAGTTTCAGTTTGCCAGATTTAAATCGTTTTAATGGTCTAGTATATTGATGAACTGGATCCCACTTGATAAATGATGGATCAGGTATATACTGCCTGCGTCGGATTAGTTTGTTGGTTTTCTGTGGCTTCCCATCAGGCAAGAATCGAGGTTTGAATGTTTTAGATAATTTGAATTCAAGCTTCTGTCGTTCAAATAATAATGATGTATTAAGTTTACGAGCTGCTTCTATGTCGAAATAGAATCCATAACGCTCCTGATCACCTATGATAGCTGCTATTGAATTCTCAAGTTCAATTACATTAGTTGCTGGAAAGCTAGGCATCGATTCAAGCTTGGTTAGTAATGCATAGGTTACTTCAACATCCTGCTTACAATAGTCAACCATTTCAGTAGTTAACTTAGACCAGTCATCGTATGAGCCCTTGTAAAGGCCAAGACGACGTCCAAATGCATCCAATGAGTATGAACCATACAATGCAGATGGAAAGTCTTCTATACCCATATCCATGCCAATAAGGTGCTCTTTAGGAAACATAATCTTAGCAAGTAACATAGTGTCGAGATGACTAGTGTTAAAGTTAAGATTGAAATAGGTTGATAAGTATGGGATGTCGAATTTCATACCATTGTGGTGAACTAATTGGTCACAGTTAGATATGGTTCGAATGAATGCTTTTAGGCTACCATCAGAGTTAGGTAACCAATGCGAGGTGAAGCACTGAGTTGGTTGTGGTTCACCATCGATCTCAAGCTTACATCCGATACAATGGATAATGCCATTGATATCAAATCCGTTGGTTTCAATGTCAATTATTGCTCTCGTCATGTTGCTCCTTTGTCAAGTACCAATGTTTGATTAGAAATGCTTCAGCAATACCATCCTCAGTAGACTTGAATTGGCGAGATAATAGCGATGAAGCTAAGTCAAGTGATAATTGCTTGTCTTTGGACAGGTTGAGGTCAGACTTCCACTTATGAGGTGCTACAGTGATGGTTTGCAATTGAAGTAGTTCAGCTATTGCTAATAGCTTGCCATAGTTACGATTAGTAGTTGCTGTAGTACGAGCTGAATTACCACGAGAAATACCAGGTGTTTCAATAATGAGATGAGTGTGATTAGTTAGTAACTGATGGATTGCTATTGTATCAAGCTCACGATGAGTTTTCGCTGGTGTGTGTAGCTTGTACTTAGGTTGGCCTTTGTTAGGCCCAGACTTATAATACTGCTTCTTGCCATTGAGTAGTGCTAATGTATAACGGGCTGGTTTATCTACTACCGTTGTAGTTGGCATCGGATGAAGTGAATTATCACTTAGACAAATACCACCACTAAGTCCAGGATCAATAGCTGCTACTGTCATGGTGACTCCGATGATAATTCATCAAGCAATAGTTGATTATGTTTGATGGCTTTATGGATGGCATGAATACGAACATCATCACGAGTTTGGTATGGTACTTCAATTAGAGTTGCTATTAACTGCTTAGCACTAGTTATCTTAAATTCAAGTGCTGATTGATAAGATAAATTGGTTAATTGAGCTGGTTGAATTGAGTAAAGGTATGTAGTTGTTTTCATTGTGTTAACGCTCTATGCCAAGTAATTAATTGATCCCTATCAGCTTTAAATAGTGTTTCTGATGTTGCTCCAAAGCCAGATAACTCAGTAATTAGATCATTAGTAGAATAAGATGAGTAATCAGAGTTATCAGAATTATTAGTAGAATTATCAGGTTCAAGACCAGGATGATCCAATTCAGATTGAAGGTAGCTGATGAACTCATCATACTCATAAATTAGTTCAACTTTATTCATTTGTTTAAGTGCTTTAATGGTTGATTGTACTAGTGATTCATCTTCAAACTCCTCTTCAGTAAGTTTAATTAATATCTCACGAAGTTTATCCTCTGACATATGCATCAGCTCAATATTAGATAGATTAGTATAGTCAATATCTTCATCGGCTTTAGTTAGACTTAATAACTCAGCCTGCAGTGCTTTATATGTTGCAATTAATTGTGGCTTAGGAAGAACTTTAGTGTAGTGTGGCTTACGACCAAAATAGATTAAAGCTAGTTTGGCAATTAATTTCTCAATATCAGTTGCAGATAGTTTATCTAATTGCTTGTCATTTTTAAATCGTATTTTGGCTACATCAGCTGCGTTAATAGTATTATTAGTACGATCGGTAGTTGGAAACATATTAGCTATAGCTAACGGTTTAGCTTGTTTAGTTAAATATGGTTGGCTACTACCATAATATGTGTATGTTGGTTTTGATTTACTAGATACATTATCAGGCTGAACTAAATCACAATTAGGTACAAAATTAGTCTCATCCCATAATTTATGAATTGATTTAAGTAAGTTGTTGAATTCAAGATTATCAGTTGTATGGTAGTGAGTTGTCTTAGGAGTGATGCCAAATAATAGTTCAGACTCAGATACAGCTGTTACAGGTGATTTAATAAGTGCTGCACATCTGCCTTTATAGTAAGTTATGTCAGCATCTTCTTTGCCATTAGCAATACGATATTCATAATGAGCTATCATATTACGAGTACCATTGTGGGCCATGATTCCAGAGAATGACGGTTTCATATCACCAGAGCTAAGTGGAAATACAATACCAAGATCAGAGTTGGCATTGGTGTTAAGATCAGTGCTAGAGAATGACTGGTTAGTGGGTGAGCCAGGATGCTTATGTAATGTACAGTAATCAACTGATAATATCTCAGATGAATGGTTAGGAAATAATTGCTTGATGCTGTCGAATAATGGTAATGGTAATAATGAGTTAGCCATAGCGTTATGTAGTGGAACTAACTCAGTTGAGATTTCCTCAACATCAGTTAATTCAAAGTCAATATGCGCTGAAGTTACTTGCTGTCTATAGTTAAAAAATACAGTAGGTACACAAATATCAATAATTGATTTATCAGCTGCTGTTAGTCGAAGTACTAATGAATGGTAATGCACTTGGTATTCGTTATTGTTAGCTAGTGGACCAGATCCCTTTCTAATTGATTGAAGAGTTTGATCAGCTAGTAGAATGATCCCAATATTGGCTGGATTAGTTTTCTTGTGGATCTTCTGCTTCGGTGTCGGAGTTGTCACCATCATTGTTGTCTGTTTCTGTTGTTGTTGTATTGGTTTTTTCATCACTATCCTTTAAGATGTTGGTAAATTTATATATTTCGAATGACTTAGCTATTGAAGCATCCACATAAGCAAGTGCCCCAGGACGAATTAAATTATCAATTGTATCACTGAATGGACTACCCATGTTCACATGGTTAAGTGTTTGTAGGCCAGCTAGTGTTCGGTTGGACGTTGATCCGGTACATACTGAATTAAAGTGGGCATAAATAGTATCAAGTGGCTGATCAACTATCAATGATGTTTGATATGCTATATTACAAGAAGTCATTGGGGTTAAATGGGTGCCAGTAACAGCATGCCCAGCAGTAGTAAGGGATACACCATAATATGGTGCTGCTATACCATCAGTTAAGAATTGGTTAGCGATGATATTAAGTACAGTGACGGTAGTACCAGTGGTACCCTCAACACGATAATTAATAGTAGCCATATTACCATCAATGTAATGCCCCTCAATAAATGTCTTAGGTGGTTCGGTTAATTCAGCGGAACCAAGGGTACGGATTAGATTGTTAATTAATCCATCTATTTTATCTTTGTCAACTAAATCAGCTTCTTGTAGATCATATTCTATAAGGCTACGATTGCCATTGTAAGTATAAATAATCACACTGTATATTGCTGCTTCCACTTCAGGTGTAATAGACATAGCTATTAGTATATGTAGTGGATTAAATATTTCACCAGTAGCATTGTTTTTAATAATTGCCCCATACAACTCAGATCCAAGTGTTTTATAAATTGTATAAATTGCTTGAATAGCTTCAGCAAAAGTAAATGAATTACCAATAGGAATAATTGTATCAGATATAATGCTAAGAAAGTCTTTGCCATTGAATCTAGGTTCATCTGGAGTAGTTGCCGGTACACGGTAATTAGTTAATATATCCTGGACAGATTGCATAGATGGTGATACTGAATATACTAATGCTTGATTGTCAATTTTATTAGTGGCTACTGAACAGTTGTCAAGTAATGATTGAGATTCAAACTCAACACAAGACTTAAATTCGTTATCAAATATTCTAGTGAATAAAGGTTTACTGTGTTTATCTGGTACCATTATAGTGCCTCCATATTATTAATATCTGTATCGGTATGAATTACATTAGATGATTGTGATATTTGAAAATTATACTTACGAGCTGTTGGTAGTACAGGATTACCATCGAATTCATAACTAAGAAGATTAAGGTCACGAGCTTGTGGATCAAAATCAGGGTTGGCTAATGTTTCAAGTAAACCAATAGCTAGTCTAAGTTGATTCATAAAGAATGTATTCAATTCGATTACACCATACGATTCAACCTGTAAGGTTAAGTTGTGTGATGGATTAAGGTAAAGACTACAAGATGAGTCACCATGAGTGGCTGAGATGAATCCACCAATGTTAGATAACTCTTCACGAGTAGCTAAGCCAGGTGCACCATACACGATATGTTTGTCAGTTAATGGTACAGTTGTATTATCATCAATAGACTTAAATACGTTTTGAATGTACCCATTAGTACGTAGTCGCTGCTTATTGATAGATGGTACATTATTTGATAGCCTACTTAATTGGTTACCAAGTAAATCAAGCTTATTAATGTCATTTCTAATTGTGCTAGTTAATACTGATGTAGGATCAATTGGGAATCTAAGTAAATTAGAAAATTCAATATTGTCATACTCAAAGATATTGACTGACTTAAATAAGTTAGCACTATCAGTATATTGCATGATAGAATTAAGCCAATGGATAGTATTAGTATTAGTTCCACCGTAGCCAATGAATGTCATAGTATATTGCTGCTTACGAACTGCAGTAACTAGCTCAACCAAGTGTTTACGAGTATATCCAAGAACAGTGCAAAGATCAGCTATAGGTATCTGCTTCACACCAAATGCACGAGCAATGAATGGTGAGATAGCAGTAGCTGTACTAGGTAGCCTATAATTGTTAAACTCACTCATATTAAATCTATTGGCTATTAGTGACAATGGGAAATAAGTATCGACTACAATATTAGCTAATCCACTAGCTGGCCTAGCTTTCATAGCATACCTGGTATTAATTTGTGATGTTAGATATTGATTAATTGACATTCGCTTAAGTTGAGAGTGTCCAAATACGGTTGCTCCCGGCTGAATACCAGTGTTGCGATTAAACATATGTATATCATTAGCGTAGCTTTTTAGTACTCCAGTGTCTTCAATGGCTAGTGTATATGCAGTAGAATGATACCTACTTGTATAGTATAGAATTGATAATGATGACTCAAACCCACTAGAATACCTAGCAGGTTTTATATTAAACAGGTAATGTACATCCTTTGTATTAAATATAAATATACTATCTCCAATTATAGCAGGGCCTATTATGGAATTACTTAAACAGGTTAGTATAACACTACTGATTGGGTCTGACCCATCGGCGGCTACTGTAATAGTAGGTATTCTATTATTAACTTTTGTAGATATAAGCCCCTTATCACCAATATAATGTTTATTCCCAAATAATGTAAATTCAGCTTTGTATGATCGGGTATGGTCGGTTGAGCTATACTTAGTTACACGCAATCCAGTCGGGCTAACACTATCAGATTGAGAGAATAATTTACTAATTAATTCAGCTTGTTGCTCTTTTGAATATATAGATGGATTTTCTGGTGTAAACTCAAATAAATCGGGACTTACTGATTTACGTAAATACTCAAGGGGGACGTCAGGATAAGTAGGTGGTCCATTTAATACACCGTTGTTATTTATAGTAAATTGTGTTATACTGCCGTTATTACCCATATCATATCTATCTATGTTGATATGGGCACCACTTGGTGATTGCATATACTCATTAAAAACTTTAGTAGCTAAAAATTTATTAGTTCTTAGTACAAGTAATGCAGATGAATCTAGCAATACTGGTGTTGCTGACAATTCAAATAATACTATAGGAGTATCAAATGGATCTTCTGTTTCTACAGTACTATGTACTGATAAGAACATGGGATCAGATTCATAAGTAGGGTAGATAGCTGCGAATCCACTAGAGCTGGTTAGGTATACAGTAGATATATATTCAGGAGAACGATGTTCAATTGGAATATGTTCGAAGATTCTGTCTTGAAGTGATGTTGGCATAATTAGTCCTTATAATATTTTAGTGAGCCCTCTAAGGAGGACTCTAAAAAGATTAAGCTGCTACACCAGATCCAGATTTACTTTTCATAGTTGATCCAGATGCAGTTGTAACGTTAACAGGTGCTGACGTATCTGCTCCAGCTAATGCTGCTGCAATTAATTCTGCGTTAGTTGCCATAATTAATCCTCCTTACCTATTGATACTGGTAAATTAACTGTTACTTCACCCTCAAGTGAGTATAGCTCAATTGTAGCATCAGTAGTCGCTAATCTCTTAGCGATCTTCTTAGCTTCTTTAACCGATACAAACTCACTACCGATTTGACCATTGATAACTAAGATTTTATTCTTCTTAGCTTTCTTAGTAGTTTTTACTGGTGCGAATACTGCTTCAAGTTTTGCCAATATTTCTTCTGTTTTAGACATAGTTGTCTCCTAATTGATTGTTATGTTCTGCCATTGTGGCATACCAGAATACGGGTCCTTGTACAAAGGCCTATAGTTTAAAGTCATTACGGACTGATTAATGCTGCTAACAGCCCAAGTACTGCAATAGCAGTTATATTAGTTATGAATAATATAAATGCAGACCAAGCTGCTTGTGGGAAAGTAGCTCCATGTGCCCATAAAAAGATTAAAGTCCTAAATACTAGTAGACTACCAAATGCTACTAATAAGTACGCTATTATCATAAGTATGTCAGATATCAATTGTCTTATGATTCAGCCACACAATCTTCAAATAAGAATTTATGATCGTCTGGCAATGCATCAAATATAGCTTGTGCTAGGTCTCTGATTTCCCATAATGCTGCTTTAGATGATCGTAATGATAGAAAGTTCTGTAATGATCTGGCATTGATAGTCCAAACTAGAGATGTACGATAGGCCTCAGGCATACAGTACTTAGCTAGGTCATTAGAGCAATTGTTATTAAGTATGCTTCTCAAATTTTCAAGAGCTTCAACACTAGCTGAGTCAACATCATCATTGCCAGTAAGTACAATATATTTACAAGCACGATCTATAGCATATTGTTCTGTAAATGGTGTTATGAATGTATCTTCATCAGTAAGTTCGGCTAATGTGTAGCGACTAGACTTTACTGAGAATGAGCTAATTCTATGTCGAACTAATTCTTGCAAGCAAGCTCTACTAATTCCATCAATATCGAAATTGTATGATACATGTTCAATAGTTGAGGCGTGTTTGTTCTTGTTGGCTATACGCTCTATTCGTGCTACATTGCAACCTGGTATTTTAATAGGGCTACCAAACTGAGCATTACAATTGTCACATAAATAATAGTCGTCAGGTTGAGACTTAAACTCAAAAGATTCACTTCCACAAGATGGACAAACACCCTCATCATTAGTATCTGGTGTAGGTTTATCCCAACATTTCCCTATAGCTTTATCTGCTATCCAAAGTGGTGTATGATTTAAAAGTGTTACTGTCATGATTGCTCCTCTTGTATTGTATAAATATCATTAATAATATCAGTCATATATTCTAATGATGCCTCACCAGTTAGTTCAATTAAAGATATATCAGTATCTCCAATGTATGTTGTAGTTAAATTAGTATGTTCATTATAGTCAATAGTAATAGTATCTGAATTAGAGTGTATTTTAGTACCGTCTTCATGACTCCATATATAAGTTATGTCACTCATTATTGTTCCTTTGTAAATAGATAATTGTAGATTTGTTTCCATACTGAATGTTCAGCTGACGATTTAGCTTTCATTGCTTTATTAGAAATATAATCTTTCTGTTCAGCTAATATTGATTTCAATTCAGTTTCTCGTAGTTTAGGCTGAAGTTTAGCTGCATTAAATATTAATTCCCATTGTGACATCATTTATGTTCCTCTATATATTGTTTAACTAATTTAGGGTTTATCTTATCAAATTTATTACAATATTGTTGTACTGGACAGTGATTATAACAGTCACATAAATCATAATCATTACATTTAATATCTACATATTCAGATTCATTATTATAAACAAGATTAAAATGTTCAGATATAATTGATAGTGTTTTAAGTTCATCGTTAGTTAATATATCCATCAGCTATCAAACCCTACAGCTAGTATAACTTCGTCATACTTATTTTCATCATATGGAGCATATAATAACATCCATTGTTTTAATTTTTCAATGATTGTTACGAATGGTTTCTCTTCCCATGAAGTTCTAATATATAACTCTTTAGGTATTTTACCTTTAGATGAATTATTATAGTATTCCAGTTCAAAATTACCTTTATCATATTGATAATCATCTAATACTTGAACACCTTTACCTGTTATATCACCACAATAATCTATATCTTCAGGTAAGCTTTTATTGTCTTTTATAAGCTTATACTCATGTTCAGTAAAGACTCCATATCTTACTACCTGTACTAAATGTTTATCAGTTTGTAAGATATCTTTTAATGTTACATGTGTTTTACTATGATCACCAAATATCCAAGTGTCTTTAGCTTCAAATGATGATAATACTTTTGGTATGCCTTTATTTTCTGCGATTGGTGTTACTGGAGTATGTCTAGCACATCCTGCAAATCCATAACCATTTCTAACACCTGCTAAAATAGCGAAGAAATCATAGTTTCTTCCACTAAATACTGGTGGTAATTCAACAAACTGGTATTCATCTTTCCATGACTTATAGAATAATCCACCGTGTATATCTGTTCCCATATATACTCCTTTATTTAGTATTTAGTCAACTAAGCTTATTTAATATATGTTTAGTTGACTAAATAGTTTAATAGTGGTACTGGTTGGATTCGAACCAACGATTCCAGGCGATCTATGAGCTTATAGATGCTTAAGGTCTGCCTACACTAGACCAACTTGTGCGTACAGTACCAAATGCGAGGATTGATTAGATCCTCTGACTTTAGTGACCTTTATATTCAGTCTTATGGTAAGCTAGGAGTCACCTAGTACCTCCAATGATTCCCGCATTGGTACAGGCTCAGTAATCAGCTGAGTTATTGGTATTTATAGTGTTTTTAGCACTGTGGTGTAGTAGCTGGGAGTTGCACCCAGATTGTTCCCGGGGATTCTACTAATTGAATTACCACTACAATAAGTAATTAAGATGGGCGACTAATCCCCTGTAGCTACGACTGTAAACAGTTCAGTAGTCATCTGAATTGAGTAACTAGTAACAATAAGCATACTGATACCTGTAGGAGATTACTATAGTAATGTTTAATGGCACACTACTTCAGTCATTATAAGCCAATAGGTTATTGTTTAGCGGATGTGTTTAATAATACTGGCATACTACCATTCATTACCGATTTAGGTAATTGTCCATCCCATTTATTTGCTTCTGCTAACTTAACCTCAAGAGCTTTTTCCTGTAGTTCTAATTTACGTAATGTGATAAGTTCAGGAGTAATACCCTTAGCAGTCATAGCGTTGTAGTCTCTAATTCTCTTAGCTTCAAGCATACGAATATCATAGTCAGCTTCGGCTAGTTTTTTCTCACCTGCTTTTTTAGTTAATGCAATTTGTACATTAGCTTGTTCCTGTTCAATTTCCATTCGTCTTTTCTTAGCTGCTTCGATTGCATTAGTTACTATGTCTGGATATTTAATCTCTCCTATAGTAACATCGGAGATATCGATTGGTAATCCTTGTAACTTAGGTGCTAATGCTTGATACAATTCCTCAGTGATACGAGCATAGTTAGTGTTAACTTCATCTACGTTATATTTAGACATTACAGCTCTAGCAGTGTTAAGAATTACCATCTTACCATATACGTAATACACTTCTTGAGTAGTAATAATGTTATCATCCAACTTCATATCGTTGAATATAGCGTTCTGTCTTTTTCTATCGGATGTAACTCTACCTCTGAATACTACTGAGAACCTAAGAGTTAATTTATCTCTCAGTAAGACCTTTACAGGCTCTACAAACTTTTGTGTAGTGGTTTCAATTTGGATCATTCGTTCATGCATTGATGTTCTGGTAAAAGGACCATTGTCAATATTTACGATGCCTGGGGGATATACCTCAGGTTGGAATCCGGTAGGCCCTAATACCTTACCTACGTGTCCTTGATCTACTTGAACATTACATCCGGTAAATACAATTGTTGCTGTAATTGCAGCTATAATACTTAATATACGTTTCATTAGTTTCCTTTTAATAAATTACCAGATAACTTAGCGTTATCGGTAAATGTGTTGTCTACCTGTTTAGGTGGTAATATTGTATGGCGTTCCTCAATTACTTTATCCATTTGTCTCATAGTTGGTGCAGTAGTTGGTTCCATTCTAATTGGAATCATCCATTGTACAGTAATGAGAATAAGCGAAATTGTAGTCCACGTATTCCATACGACTTTTTTAGTTACAGATCGTCTCCAAGCTAAGTACAGAGCTAGAAAAGTAATCCCCATTGCGGTTAATTTAATTAACCAAAAATATGAAAATGATAGTTCAATCATTGGTATCCTTTATTAGTGTTTATTCCAGCATTGCATAACTGGTGCTTTATATTTAGACTCAGTAAAGATAATTACACATTGCTGTGCTGGTTTACTATTAGGTACAGTGAACACATATGATCTTACATTAAGACCAGCAGTATCAAGTGTATAACGAGCATCAGGTTTGACTTCTTTATCATTCCATGTAGATATAGTTGTAAACATACCAGCATTAGCTGATATGATAAGTGTTAATGTTAGTAGTAATGTTTTCATTTAATTTCCTTTGTTTCTTATTTCAGTTAAATTAGTTTCTATTAATAGCTTACCATTATGAAATACAGGCTTAAGAGCTTCCTCATATCCTTCAGGCAATTCGTTATACTGTTGAGTATATAACTCATACTTTCCATCTTTAACGATTGTAGTTACTCTACCTCGTTTAGATTTTTTACCAGGATCTGTAATTGGGTCTTTGAAGATGTCAATATTCATAGTATGTAACTCTTCAGGTGTGCAATCAATATCAGATTGTACAGTAATTTGGCTACACTTAATAGCAAACTTATTGGTGTCTCTAGTGATATTCTGTGCAAGATCACCGCCACTACCGAAGATAAAGTTCTCTGCCGCGTAGCCAAGAGCTGTTACATGTTCAAGAATAGCTTCAATCTGTTCTGGAGTAATACCATCACCCCACAGTAGTCCATATTGTTTGAATGTAATTGGACGAGTATCTCTGTCTGTTTCACAGTTAGCGTACATTATCTCCAATATGCGTTCAAGCACTTCAATTGGATCACCACTATCAGGCCTGATTACAAGTTTCTGGTGTGGCCTGCTATCAAGTAATTGCCTAATACGTCCAGATGGATTAGTTACCATATCAGTGAATGCATAGACATCGTATGAGTCAGCAACAAATGACATGATTGGTGCATCAGGATTCTTTTGTAGTTGATCCCATACGAATTGCTCCTCACCATCCCTGCCGTACGATGTAGTAGTAGAGTGCTCAGATGCCCATACAGAAAATGAGTCAGCTGAAGTTGAGTTATAGTAGAGAGCTGGTAATAGTAATGAATTAAAGTTATCAGTTCCCATGAATTGAGTTGAATGTGCAAATCCAGCTAGAGAGGCTGATTCAACTGAGGTACAGCCACGGTCAGAGAAGTTGTGTAGTGCGAAGTTAGCCCAATCAGGTGGCCCATAGTTGAGTAAGGTTTGCTTGATGTAGTACGACTTAGTAGCTATAGTAATTGGATACCACAACTTAAGTAATAAAGTTTCAAGATAACCTGGCAGCCAAGGTACTTCAGGGTCAGTTGATTCTATTACAAGTAATGGTAGTCCAGTAGGGATTAAAGATCCTTCAGGTACTGCTTTGATCGATACTGGTAGATAGCCAAGTTCGACTATGTAGTCCCATCCTGCTTTGTTAAATGGTTCACCGTGTTCAGCAGCTAGTTTAGCAGCCATAATTACATCAGTTTTAGTTGGTACTTTAAGTAAATACTTTTTAATGTAATATTGCAGTCCAACGAACACTGTAGCTGGGTACTGTCCACCACGAGATTCAAGATAAGAATACATAGATACCATATTATCAGGGTATTGAGAGTACTGGCCAAGTTTATATGAGTCAGTTAGTGTTACTATCGAGTTAGTCATTATTGTCCTTTGTTAAGTTGATACCATTGTAATAGGTATCGAGTTGACGCATCAGTTAGTGGATTAGCTAGTACTAAATCGATATTATTAATATCTAAATAGACTATTTCAATAGACTCAGTATCAGTTAATTGTTGTCCACAATCCTGATCAGAATGCACTTCTACATAAAATGGATAACAAGTTGATCCAGTTAATCCTGCAGATCCAATATATGGTGGTAATGCAGTAAAATCTTCAAGTTCGGTACGATAGCCAAGTTCCTCATATACTTCCTGTGCTGCTATTGATAATGCCTGTAAGTGTGGAGGTTTGTCATGAAAGTTATCGATGATTCCAGCACAGCACTCAATAGTGAATGCGTCAACAGGAGGCCTATACTGCTTAACTAATAGTAAACAGTTATGGTCTACGTGGTAAACTAATACATGTACTGTGTTATGTGCTTTAACACGTTCCCATTGTAACTGTTTATCATTATGTGTATATGAGATTAGTTCAGTGTGAATAAATGATGGATCAATTAATGGCTCACGTTTTGTTATTGTTGGCATGCTGTTCCTTCAGTGAATTAATAACTTGACAGGTTCTATAACAATGCTGCATAGTACCATGCCTAAGTGTTAAGTTATACGTTTTTGTATTATCAATAGCTTCTAATGTGTACACTATATTATTAAGTGCATAGGTGTTACCTACAGCTATTCCATAGTAAGCATTCAATACAGAATAATACTTATTAAGTACTATAGGATAGACATCATCATGTAAATATTGGTTATATTTAATCGGATTAGAACGGATATCAGTAGCACATATTGGTATTGATGAAATTGGTAATTGCTTAGTTGATATGTTATTAAGTTCAAATAATTTACTGTATGATTGTGAGATATAGTGGATATTGTTATAAGTAAAATCACATCTATCTTCTGGTTTGTCATGTAAGTAGATTGTACATTTTGTAGGTAATAACGATTTAAGATGGTCAAACCAATCATCCCAGCTATCATAGTCTGGTAAAAACTTAATGTTGGTTATACCAGTAGCTAATGTTATCATGTTAGCTCGTTCTGTGGCTGTGAACGGGTTTTTATGCGAAAGAGGTACATTGGTTGACCCAATAATAATAAGTGGTTCTAGACCATCTGCAATGATTGTATCAATGATTGATTGGTGGCCTAAATGAAATGGCTGAAATCGTCCGATTACTACTCCGTAGTGTGTCATATGTGTCCTTTATATATCCAATACTATTTGTGTATCATATTTACTAATAAACTCACCATAATCCATAGATGTTAAATTAGATGGTATATTCTTATCCCAATTCCACATAAAGTCTGTATTGTATCCATCATCATAGGCTATAGTTGGATTATCTTCATTAATAATGTCATTACAGCCTGTAGCCGTACATTCTTTTCCTTCACAAATAGTTGCTATATTATGAAGTTGGTCCATAGATGTAATATTTGTTACTGCTAAGCCGCGAATAATCATTGTAATCCTTATTTAAATATGTAGTGTTAATTGATCATTTGACTTACTTAAGTATAAAGAGTTAAACTGATCCAATGTCATTAGATGGTACGTTAGTCCTACACAGTTAGATATACTCCAATTAAACATAAACATATCATCTCCACCACAATCAAATATGTACCTTACATTATTTAATTCGCTTATATTAATGCCTTCACATCTATTAACAACTTTTTCATAGTCTTTAGCTGGTATCATATCATTATTTGATACAATAAATAGATTACGCAATATTTCATCAGATTGTGGTGGAAGTTTATTATCAGTATTACGTGATAACAATAAATAATCATCATATATAGTTAATAAAGTATATCCCTGATTAATACGTTCACGTAGTCTGGCTGGCAATTTATGTGTAGGTACATTCTTATAGTTGAGTCTTAAGGACATAATTAAGCTTTACGTGGCTTACACGGTACTACTAATTCATCAAGAATTGACTCTACAGTTGATACTGCATCAAAATCATCCTGTAAATTGATACAGTTAGGTAATTGAACAGGTGTTCCATACCCATCAGCTATATCGTCACCATACAAGTCTTCGAATATAGCAAAGCCAAATTTACGAAGTAAACGTACATTGATGAATGATGATAATGTTGAAATAGATTTAATATCTTGGTAAGAATGTACTGGAATTGTTATAAGTAGATTAGGTTTACCATCTCCTCTATTTACATTCCTTGCTGTAAATACAGCGTTTATCTTAATGTATATACGTTTTGACTCTAGTAATTCTACAGTTGCAAGTATCTTAGCTAATTTATTCTGTACATCCTCATCATCAACAGTCCATGGGATTGATGAGTTAATATATAGTTCATAGAAATAATTCTTTCCAGCTGATTTGGGTACTATTGCACATTCAGGATTACCTGCTAAATACCTAGCTATATCAATTAGTTCACCAGATACAGAATACTCAAATCCACTATAAATTGTATCAGAAATTAACTTACGCTTGAGTAGTGATTCCTTTACTTTATATTTAATAGTTTGGTAGTTATTATCAGATATAGTACTAACACCAGCTCTTAATTCTTGTAATGCATCAGCATAAGATATGTCACATTTTATATCATCTAACTGTGTAATAGCTGATACAGTGTTTTTGAAATGTTCGGTATTCCTGAATGATAGCATAGTTGTTGATTCATTATCCAATACAGTTAACCATGATTGTGGGTGATAATCCGCTAGTGGCTCATCAGTAATAAATTGCTGTGTTGTTAAATTTGCCATTAATTTCCTTTAAATGTTTAATGTTAGTTTAGTAACATAGTGGCTATAAAAATCCTTATATGGTATGTAAATTAAGTCATTTTTACTAGCCCTACCCCAATTGTACATAAATGAAATACTAGACCCACTATCATAGACTATATCATTACAGTGTACAAAAACTTTAGCTCTAGTTCTTCTTATGTCCTCTAGAGGCTCATTATAACATATTGCTAGTATTTGGCATAATTCTTCTGCTGTATTTACACCAGTTACAGCTAAGCCTCGTATGAAACCATTATCATCACGTGTTGGTAAGTTCATAATATTTCCTATATATTCAGTGTTAGTGATGGGTATAGTTCAAATTCTTCAACTGAAAAGTTATATACTGATGAAATATTTAGACGGAATGGAAAGCTAGGTCTATCTTCAAATATTTGAGTTATAGTTGCTTTTTTACCAATATAGGCTATCTTATCTCTATTACCTGTTACTGATTTAGTTATTATCACATTGTCACCAACTTTAAACTTATATGCTTCATTTCTCATTATTATTCACCAGTATTTGTTAACTCAGCTTCATATAATATCCTATCTTTAAGTTCATCAAATGTAGTCATATCAGCTTGAGTTAATGCACGCTTACGTTTATCTTCTTCAATTTGTGCTAAATATGCAGTAAATGCCTGTTTAAGTTCATCAGATGTATTATCAATTAATCTTAGTAATGGGTTATCATCAAGCCCTAACTCTAATAGCTTATCATATAATATTTCATCTCTCATAGTTAATGTTATTGATGAACCATATGATTTAAGAAAATCACGCAATATAGTTACATCGTCAATAGCTTTAGTACTAGCTATGTTCGACGCTAATGTTTGATCATAATTGATCTTGATAGTATAATATCTGTTAAGTGTAGAGAAGTCTAGATTAGCTCTAGCTCCATACTGTACTGTTACAGGATTAGCTGTAGCGATTAGATGGAAATCAGGATGAACATCAATAACACCATCAGGGAATGGTACAAATCCATTGTCAAGTGAGTTAAGGCATAGAATAGTGTTAGGATCCATAGCAGTTAACTCTTCTATTACAAATATACCGCCAAATTCAACAGCTTTACGGAATAGTGTTGGTGAATAATTGCTATTAACATCATAGAAGCCCAAGAATGCTGCTTGAGATGTTTGATATGTACCAGTAATTACATAGAATGGTATATTAAGATCATCAGCAATAGCCTTAGCTATAGTTGATTTACCAGTACCAGATTCACCAATTAGTAAAGGTGATAGTCCAGCTTTTACTGTGGCTAATACATAGTCATATTGAAAGTGTTTCATATTAATCCTTTGCTAGTTTAAGTGTTGGTAGTGTTACAGGTAATGGATTACTAAGTACTTTATTGCGAATAAATGAAGTTAAGTTATCAATATTATATAATGTTTCAGTATCTTGTCCACCAGGTTTTATAATAAACTTAAACACATCATCAGATAATATTGTAGCTGTTTGTAAAAACTCTCTATAGTAGCTTGTTTCATTTATACTAGCTAATGGATCTTTAAGTACATTATATAGTTCATTAATATCTAAATCAGATGGTAAATGTAATCTTGGTAATATATTCTGCATAGCTTCTAGAGATGATGTATGTACTGTATGGTGTAGTAACCATACAGAAGATTTCATGGAGTCTGTTGCTTGTATGTTACATGGAGTAAAGTTAGAATAGTCTGGTGGAGTAAGGAATATATCATATTCTCTAAGTGAATTAGCTAATGAACCAAAAGCTACTACATATGATACACTGCCATCAACAATCTTTTGTAGTTCACTCTTAACACTATCATCCATTGTCTTAGATAACAGCGTTATTACATGCAATAAGAGTTTAGTCTTATCATCTATTGTATCTAGGTTAGAAATTATATCATATGATTTATTTGGAGATAGCTTATTTTTATATCTTGAAAATATCATGTATGTTCCTTTATATATTTAATGTTAATTGTTTTATAGGTAATCCGTCGCTATCAAGTCCGGCTTCAGTTAGCCAGCAATTATATTGTTTAATTCTAATGCAATCAGATACAGACATGTAACTAATAATTTTGTTTGAGTTAGAAGATGAATACTTTAATATTATTCCCTTTACGTCATTATTACCTAAAAGTAAAAAATTTACACAACTACTATTGATTGCTCTTATATCATTATAAGTCATGCAATGAGTATATTTAATCATACAATGTCCTTGTTAAATTAATAGAGTTTACTATAGTGTGAACTCTATAATGTAACTAGATGATACTAGATTCAGTAGTTTTACCAATGTTACATAAGATTGGATTGATTGCAACAAGTTCTTCAACTTTTTTGTCAAATACTATACCAGTTGTGCATTCAGTAGCTTCCATTGCTCTTACTCTAATGTCTTCTACAGCAGTTTTAATTAGAGCTAGTTTGTCTTTTTCAGATACATATTGAATTTGAACTCTTCCTACACAGCTATTAACTGGTGCAGTATCAATTTCAATATCAGTATTGCCATATGATTCTCTTGCAGCCTTAACTATTTTCTTAATAGCTTTTAGCTTTACACTTGGGTTCATTTTCTTGTTTGGAGTCTCTAAAATTTGAGAGATTGTCATGTTTGGTCCTTTAAGTCAGATTAAGTGCTTATAGTACACTTTATGAGAGACGGGCTCAACTATTTTCATCAGAAGTTGGACAGCTATCCTTATCTTCTTCAATATCATCCATAATATCAATTATTTCTTTAGTGAATTGTCTATTACGAGCTGCTTTTAATTTACGATTAGCCATATGTAATGTACTACGAACTAATTCCCTACGTACATTAAGTACCTCAGCTATATCATTGTCATCCATATCATCAAATAGATAGGATAGATTAGAATCCATAAGCTGTAATACTATATGTAACCGTAAATCTGTTTCAACATACTGTTCAAAAGAATTAGTTTTGGTCATACGGCTAAAAAATTGTTTATTGGTATTGTGTATACGCTGTAAATAAGATAGCAACTCTGCATTGGATTGTTTAATATTGGCACAATAGTCATTGTAGTGATCATACTGTGCTTGTAATGGCATAGCTGCTATTAGTTGATCAATTATTGATTTCAGTGTTTGGGCTGATGTCATGTTGTTCCTTTAACTCGGATGTTGCTATTAATGTATCGTTATAAGTGATATACTCAGCTGTTGTATGCTCTATTAGACCACGAAGCCATTGTTTTATTAATAGTGCTTGATTATAGTCAACTAGTACTTGTGTAGCTATTGGGCTAACAATAATTTCAAGTGAGGTTATTGGTGTTGGGAATTGCTGACCAATTATTATGTTAGATTGATTAGCTATGATTACTACAGGTTCCATTGTTATTTACCAGATTTCAGTAAGTATTTATCACTAATACATTTAAAACTAATAGATCCATCACATGCTTTATATACACGTCCTTCAGACCAAACAGAGGATGATAGAGATTTACTAGTTACTCTTTCCTGAAACTGCTCAAATGATGTTATTTCCTTGAATATCTCTACTTCAGGATTAACTACTGGCACGTACTGTGCTTTAGGTAAGTAGTAGCTAACAAACCATCTAGCCTCTGTTGGTGTAAGGTATTTTTGATCAGTAATGTCAAATACTGAAAATATGTAGAATTCAACTTCAGATACTTTCTCATAGTTACCTTGAATATTTGGTGCTAATACCTCACCCTGTACAGCAAATCCAGTAGGTAAGTCAATATGTAGATTATATTTATCCGATGCTGTCCAAAAATTAGATGGTTTATCACCAAGTTTAGGCTGCTTAAGTTCAAGATTACGAGAGCATACACCAAAGTGAGTTATGTTATATATATTGAATAATTTATTTAATACTTGTTTATACCACGGTAATTTTATTTCAATTTTATAAGCTGTCATTGATGAACCATCAAGTTTAAGTGTCTCTTCAAAGAATATTTCTTTATGAGTCTCAAATAGATGCGGTAAGTTTTGAATACGTTCCTGATCAGTTTTAGGGATGAATGCTGGGAAATTACCTGCAGGTTTTCCAGTTACTGAATTGCCTTTACTTTGCTGTTGCGCTATGTCAATGTCGTATTTGATTACTCCAAGCAGTTCAGTTAGATTATCCCCAATATTAAGGGTTACAGAATTAAGCTCCTCAAACAGGCTAATCGGTAATAACAATCCCTGAGATATTGCTCCTGCTAACTTCATAGTACGAATACGATATCCTTGTTTACCTTGATGGGTAGTAGATTTACCTAAGAATGAGTATTTGTCAGATTTAGGTATGAATGAATCTATTTCAAAAAATACTCCAATGGATCCTTCAGTAAATTCCCCTTTTTTAACTATACATGACCAACCATCAATTACAGCTAACTCAATTCTATCCTTGTTCGGAATTGGTAGTAATTTATTTACTTTACGAATTGTTACTAATTTTCTCATTATTATCCTTTTATATTTAATGCTTACAGAATTGATAATGTTGGTACATTATTATTATTACCTACACATTACCCCCTGCCAGGAAGTTCTGTATCAGCTCTGTAAGAATTAGAATGAGGGCAATTATGCCCTCAATAGTACAAAATGGTATTGAACTATTCGAAATCTATTATGATCCAGTTTAAGTCAAGGTGACTAGTTCATCTGGAGTAAACATAACTATAATAGTACTAACTCCATATGGATGGACTGGTATATGAGTATAGTGAAAGCACTTGAAACCAGGCTTATGTCGGTTAGCTAATGCTGTTGCTAGTGGTACACACTGGTAAATTGTTGGCGAGTTCATACCCTGGTAAGTTATATTAAGCTTCATCAGCGAACCCTCCATGATATGGGCAGTCATTGGAATAAATAGCCTCAGCTACTCCAATTCTGTCTAAATTATCAGTAATAGGACAAGTACAATGAGGTAACTGAATCCAGTATTTGTGATAGCTAGAATCACGAGGAAAGTTCCAGTTATCCTGTAACTGATACTCAAGCTCAGTAAGTTCAGCAGCTAACTCAGGTGTTGGAGTTAATTTGGCTCGAGCGAATAATGATTCAATATCAGAATAAAGATTATGAAGATTCTCTTGTTGTTGTGGAGTTACTTGTTGTTGAATTAGCAAATGTGGGTTAAGTAATGTCATAATTGTTCCTAAAAAATGATTCGTTGTAGTTCCTCAATATTGGTTAATACATTGATCGAATAATCGGAAGTAGTACCAATAGTAATATCAGCTTCATCAGGTGATGTAGTGATAGATGACTTAGGAATAGTTAAGGCTAATACTGATGCTAAGCTAGTATGCTGATTACGGTTGTTAATAGCTTCTAGGTTAGATTGTAATAACGAGTTAGCATTATCATAATTAGTTGATGGTGTATTAATACTTAATGATGTCATAGTACGATCAACTAGATCAATATAGAACGGTAGATAATTCTTAGATGTAGCTGGTAATGATACAGCATAGTCTTGTTTGGCAAGATCAATAGTTATAGTGCTACTAGGTTTAATTCGTTGTGCAGGTGTAATAACAGATAAGAAGATATGAGTATCATATTTATCAAAAGTTTTACCCCTATACATATTGACCATATTAAATAATGAAGTAAATCCAGCATCTACTGCTTTATCAATATCGATATCGATGAATTCAGCTGAATAGATATCAGTATCACAAGAAGTAATATCACCAGATGATACAGCTATTAGTTGGCTATTATGACGAAGTTCAGGCGAACCATAGTAGCAATTAGCTAACTCAGGTCCAGACATCTTAGGTCGAATGAAGATTGATGATAAATCAATATCACATGAACCATGTCCGATGTCCTTCCAACAGATACCAAGACGAATAATTGATCCGTCAGGTAATGGTAAGGTTGAGTTAGGTGGAATAAATCCACCACTAAGAGCTATTTCATCAGAATTAGCTCCAGAGTACTGAACAGCAATTGATTGAAGTTCAGGAGCTATGTAGACTTTGCCAAGGTTATGGTTGGCAGATTGTTTAGTCTGCATAATATAACGAGATACTGTGCTAATCACACTGCTAACTAAAGCTGTATCAAATGCTGGTATCGGAGTAATATAGTGAATTAATTGCCCACGTACTTCACGACTGTGGATAGGTTCATAGTGAACTGGGTTATGAAGTTCCTCTAGTAGTTGAATAGCAGTTTTAATTGCAGGTTTAGCTGATGCTAGAATTGTCGGTAATTGATTACGAAGCTGATCAGATGCATCAGATTGAACTACAGCTGGTTTAGTATCAGAAGTAGTTGCTATTGAAGTTCCAGTAGTGTACTTACAATACATGATGATGTTACGAAGCAATAATCCAGGTTTCTCTGTTAAGATTTCAAATGCAAGTGAATAATCATAAGATTGTAATGCACGTTGATAACGAGAGTTAAATGTCCATGAACGATCAGTTGAATAAAGTATAGTTAAAATCAGCTTAGTTACAGGATAACGATGGTTAAATTTAGCAGATGAGCACCAATGTGAGTGATGGAATAATCGCTTCCAGAATTGTTCATATACTAATAGTTGCTCAGTTATTGGTCTTACACTCTGATTGTTAAACCAGTTAAGAATGAACTTCTTCATACGAGTTGGTAAATGGAATTGGACTGATTTCAACATGTCACTAGTTATTTGGCCATTGAAATCGATGTCATGTGGTTTGGTTCCAACTGATAAGATAAATCGTAATAGCTCATCAATTGACGAGATTGTTGGTAAGATACCTTGCTTATACTGCGATAATTGAACTAATGATTTAGTAGACTTTACATAGTAAGTTGGGTTGAGACTAGACAACTCATGCCAATCAGCAGATTGAATGATCTTCTCTTGATTAAGTCGAAGTGGTGCTTTAGATTCAAGTAATGATAGCATATAGGCTTCATAGGCTGGTCTGTCAAATAAAGTAATATGCTTAGTAGTTGATTTATCATAGGCTGGGATTAATGGTGCTGTATCGAGTTTATACTGCGATAGAATCGCTGCTGGAGATAAGTTAGTTACTGATTCAAAAGTTGATTCCCAATCATATGTGATAGAATATTGAGCAAAGATAGCTAAGTAATCATCATAAGTATATGATTCAAGATCAAGCTGAGAACCGAATGAATTACGAAATACAGTAGCTTGTTTAGTGGTTGACGAAATACAGTTCAAGATTGAGTTAGAAGCTGATGTATAGTCAGCTTGTAGTAGTACCTCAGGATTGGTGATGATATATCCACTGTGGGCTAATTTAACAAGTAGTTCAATCTTAGCTGGGATATCCTCGGGTGAAGTTGGTAGAATTGGAATTGAACTAGTTAGTCCATAGATTAGTGATTTATGAGTATATTGACTCATTGTAGATCCTTTATGGTGAGTTATTCACTTACTGCTGACAAGTGTGTGATAACAGTAGTTTATTAAATCCGATATTGTTAGTAACTGATATCAGGACTTGTCAATAGTAAATGAATAATCCAAGTATGTCTAAAGTGTAGTTATGTCAAATTAAAAGTTTGGTAAGTAACACAATAGAGGACTTGGATGGTATGTGTTTCCACATAGTACTACATAAGTGTGCGTAAGTAGTAAAATAACGTGCTCTACCACTGAGCTACTACTCCACTAATGTCGGAGTAGGCTGGATTTGAACCAGCGACCACGTGCTCCAAATGCAAGTAACTAATTACAGGACTTATGCAGTACTATGTGGAATATGCGGAGCTAAGCGCTCCGACTGATTAGGTGAATAAGTTACCGTCCCATCTAAGGTAATTCAAGGCATACTTGAGTAACTATCTACCATAATAAACTGAGTTGTTCACATAGTATCGAACCTTAATAATAGATCCATTTCTATGCTCAGCTACAATATAGTGTTCGTCTTTAGTAATTATACTATCTTTATAAAATGTATAGTGTCTAACATCACGTCTAAAGGCTATAGTTGAATCAGGGTCAGGAGTATCATCATCCTCAGGAATAGGTACAGAAATACTAAATGATTTCTCATAAGGATCCTGAAGGTCGTTAAGCTGTAATTGTGTATTCAACGGTAGCTTAGATGCTAATGGTCCAGTCACTTCTTCAATGATACAAGTATAAGTTTCATCTGCTATAGGTATATTCATAATACCAAATAATTCCTCAATAGATAATTTAGGGTAGCGTTTGTGCTCAGTAATGATTTCTTTTAAGATATCAATACTGAACATTTGTTGTTTGCCTGCATACTTAATTATCTGTTTACGGATAGATTTCTTAATCTTATGTTCTTTCAATATCTCAGAAGTTACTATAGGCTCAAGTGTTTTAAATTTAATACTATATAATATTCTACTAGGTCTATCAATTAAATAGCTATTGACTTCGTGTATACTATTATCAGTTAAGATAGTTAAACGTTTACCAGGTACTGTTCCATCTAATAGGTGAAGTAATGGCTCTTGGTTGGCTCCAGATGGTCTTTCATAATTATCAACATTAGAGTCCATAATCTTAACAAACTCATCGATTAACAGCACATGTGGAGGTAATAATTCAAGGAATTGATAGATTGAATTATCAAATGAATTACGAATTACTACTACTGGATAGTTGTTGTCGATAGCAAGGTTACAGATCGAATTAGCTAATGCTGTTTTACCAGAGCCCTTCAATCCAGTGAATAGTGCACCAATAGATTTGTTAGACTGTTCAAATGTGTTGAATATACGATGCTTACGAGATGTAATTGAACCATACTCACGAGCCGGTGCATCAAGTTTATCGCCAAGTTTGGTTAAGTAATAACCAGATGGAGATTGTTCTACAAGATACACAGCTGGTGGTAATGATTCTTTTAATAGGTTCTCATCAAGTTTGAGTACTGTAACAGTATCCTTATCAATGATGTATTTAGTTTCCATTGCTATGCTTTAGTTGAATTAACTGGAATATCTAATGTATGTACTTTAGATGCTTTGTAAGTAACTACTGTATATCCAAGTAAGTCTTTAGCTTTAGTTTTAAGCATATTGATTGCGTCTGCGTTAGATTCAAGTGCAACAGCTTTTACAAGTGTTCCTTCTTCATCAAATACATGCCCAACAAATGCTGGTTTGTTACATAAATCAGTAGTACATTTCTCTCCAAATAGCTCTGCTAAGATCTCTTGTAGAGTCATTTCTGCTAATGTTTTAGTTGTTTCTTTCATAATTGTTTCCTTTGTTGTTAAGTTTGGTTGATCAAGTTGATCGTCATGCGCTATAGTAGTTGTAGAAGGTATTGAAGGTTTATCTGTATGTAAGGCTAGATATTGTCCCCACTTAACAGATAATGCTGACCATTTAATAGCGTCATGCCATTGAAAGCTATTTAATATGAGATAAGCTGTGCCTCTAAATACACTATCAGTATAAAAAGACTTATTAAATGAATTAAGATACTCTTCTACTATATCTTCTACTATTAAGAAGTTATAGAATAGGTACATATCACGATGGCTTATGTGTTCATTAAGGCTGCTAAATACAGTGTATAAATTGTGCCACTTCTCATCTATGTCTATCCATGGACTAGAACTATTGGCCCATGCAAAATTACTACTAATGGCAGTATCATCTAAAGCTATTGATAGTATATGGCTATCTATTAAATCCCAGAACGATGTAGCATCATGTTGTTTTAGAAATACTTCAAATAGATTCAATGGGATAGTAGCACATTCAACTTGAATTGATCTAGAGTGATCTATTTGCTTAGTTTCAATCATTATTGTTCCTTTAATTTGAGTGTACCAATTACATCACCACATTTGCTGAGGATTTGACATTCTCCAGTTGAATGGAGTAAGTCAAGGTGTGATTGAGTTATGACTAAGTCAACTTGCATAGGTTCAGTAATTGAGTCCACTACAGTATCATAAGTATCAGCTACTGTGTCAATAGCTGATGTAGCTGTTGATGATATAGTTGAAGCGGTTTGTTTCGCTTTATGTTTAAGTTTGTTGATTAATGACATGTGTTTCCTTTATTTTATTGGTTTGGCAAATACTCGATAGTATGTAGATACTTCATCGATATACTTCTTAGATAACTTATCCCATTCATCATCTAACCAAAATGATTCAGATAGTCCATAAGTAGGCTTACCTTTCTTAATTCGCTTAAGAGCTTTCTTAAGAGTTATTCGTTTTAATTTCATGATAGTTCTTTATTTGAGGGATACTATAATAAGGACTGCTGTGATAAGTACTACTATATAAGTGCAGATTTGTAGTGCTAGTGATTCGGTTTGATATGTAGTTAAGGTTGAGGGATCTAACGATGTTAGATTTGAAATAAGCCAATTATTCATTATTGTCTCCTTTTCTTTTAATTACAATATCATGCCCATAAGTAGCTATAACTGTTATATTAAATAAGGGTACGAAAGCTACTATTGGTAATAGTATGCAGTCAGATAATGTAATTATCTTAGCTTGTCTAAGATAAGTATACACTACATATACAGCTCCTATAGTAAATAATATATGAGCTATGGTAAGAATTAGTTCTAAAGTATTCATAATTAGAATAAGTTAGACTTATTAAGTGTTAATACTCTAAGTATTCTATTCTTTTGCTTCTTAGACATCTTAGATTTATCTACAATGATTGCTACATGAGTTTCAAATGTTTCTGCTTCAGTGTCAAAGAATCCCTTAGCTACTGTTGTATCTACAAATCTATAGATAGGCTTAGCTCCATCACCGAAGTCGATTGAATCATTCAAGTCAGAGTCATCAAAGTCTACATACTCAATACCATCAGTAGCTTGAACATCTTTTGCAAGTTGGTCAGATGATGGGTTAAGGTGAGCTGTTTTGATAATAGCATCTACTCTGCCAGCAGCTAAATCAGATAATGCTGAGATGTCGATGTCACCATAGACTGTAGTTGCTAATTTGTAATCAGGTTCAAGTGATTGGATTAATTGCCAAGAAGCAGCTCCACCACTGTTTGCAAGTCCAACTAATACCTTGGCACCTTTTTCTTGGATATCATCCTCTGACATACCTTTACGCATGATTAATTGTACATTCTCAGTACGTTCTAAAGTGATAATTGCTTTGTTGTCGAAGAATGCTTTGTCTTGCCCTCTAAGAAAAGCTAAGTAGTCCTCTTGAACAAATGCTACATTACAAATACCATCAGCCACTAGTTGTAGATTCTGTTTAGTTCCATCAGTTGTTTCAGCTACTGCTGTGTTATGTGATGTGCCTCTTTCTTGTCCAAGTAATGACACTAATCGTTTACCAGCTTGGTAGTACGAACCAGTTTCGGATGCCGTACAAATTACATACTGATACTTCTGTTGGTCAGAACCAGTTAAGTATTGATCAGGTTGAGAGGAATTAGTTCCAAATCCTCCAGCGAATACTGTTAGCGATAAAGCTGCTAAAGCTATGATTGTTTTCTTCATGTTTATTCCTTTGCTGTTTTATGATATTGTTATTTTCTGTTTATATCTGCAATTGTTGTATTAAATTTCATAGATACCCCTAACTACATTGTTCAAATAAGTTACACTTAGGTGCATACTTATATCTATGATAGGTAATTATTATAGCTTCTATTACAAAGCCAATGAGCATTAAGACACCCATAATAACCATAGGCCAGGCTATTCCATAGACTAGGCCAGCGTCTATTAGGTCTACAGGACATAAGCCTGTTAGATCTCCATAGTACCATATTGTAATTTGCTGAGCAACTATCCCTACTAGGATTAAGTAAATTCCTATAGGTACCAGTAATAAAATTGGCATAATGGTTATATTAAATAAAAATGTTTTTAATTTCTTATTAGCGCATTGTGTCATACAATACTGCTTATTATTCCATGTTAGTTTCATTTATTCCTCTTTACTGTTATTGTTTCTTTATACCTTAATGATGGTATGATAGTTACATTACCATTATTGTAGTAGATAGCTACTTCGTTTGTATACCTTGTTACACTCTTTACATTGTGTTGAGGTACGTCATCTATATAGTAAGTATGTTGCTTATTAGTTGTGGGATTAAATAATAGATAAAGTATTACGCCAGTACTTATAATAAGTGCAAATATCGTAATTGCAATGGATGTTATCTGTTCAAGTGTATCTTCTGTCATTATTTATCCTTCAGCTTAGCTGTTGCTTTATCTAAAGCTAAATCTAATATCTCATCTAATTTATCAAGTTTAGTTACTGTAGTGTCAGACTTGACTACATTCATTACAGCAGGAGTTGCCACAAGTAAGAGAAATCCTTTACGATTAGGTATCAAATTAGATATTAATATAAATACTAATAAAGTCACCATTGCAACAAAAGTTGACTTATAATGATTAAGAAATAAAGATTTTTCTGTATCATACCATCCTTTATGTCCATCGAAGATATAGCTCAAGCCTGTGACAATAAGAAATCCTAATACAAACAATAGCAAAATTATCCAAACTACTGTCCAACCTCCATCAGGCCATATTGAATATAAGTAAACTATCCATTGTTCATCTGTCATTATTTATCCTTTTACGTATGTAGGTAGTTCACCAATAAATGGCTCACATTTACCCCAGTTATATCCATCAGTTTTATATAGTCCTGTATTAGTTAAATCAATATACTTTTCTAGTACTAATGCACTATCATCTACATCATCCCAAAACCAACACCATTCATCAGGTTGAGGTTCCCATAGTTTAATAGATGATATATCTACTAATACAGCCCCTTTTGTTACTGGATTTGCATAAGCTACTTTACCATATAGGTCACCCGAGCTAGGGCCATATACAGTAACAATTTTATAAGGCTTATCCTTAATTACTATCCAGTCACCAACTTTAAATTCTGGTTTATCAGGTTTTATCCTGTAGTACTTGGGATCATGTACGAACTTATTAGAAGTATCTAATTTCCATGGTCTTTTTTCGTCAGACGATGATCCACCAGCGAAGTGGTCAACTTTAGATTCAATTTCCTTACCATCAGCTAATGCTTTACGAAATTCAGCATATTCATCATTGATTGCATACACTTTATTAATATCCCATTCTGGTTCAAGTAAATAAAACCAGCCTGATGCATCTTTACACCATACACAAGTACCTTCTGGCTGTTCATAAAACCATTATATTACTTCTTTATGTTTTTGGTATTGTTCTTTATTCATGCTTATCCTTTAATTCTTTCAAATCTAATACATCCGAAGTTATTGGCTACTATTGGACCATATCTCATTATATTGTGTGGATCTAACATAGCATCATTATCTAGATTAGTACAACGACTATTCTTATAATAAACACAATTAGCACATATTCTAGTTTCCATATTATCAAATATTCCAGTAATGATTCGCTTAGCTACATTGATATTAATATGCTTACGCGCATCAGTTGATATAGATGTTATTATGTATTGTTCAAGTTCAGCTATTGCTGATTCTCTAGTCATTTGGCACCTCTACTTCTATAGGGTCTCCGAATTTATACCAGCCTTTATAATATTTATCAATATATTTTTGATTATAATACCATGAAGTTACTTCAGTCAGGTCATTAAAATTTTTAGCTACACGCCATCTCAATTCAATTTTAGGCTCTGGCTCGACTATTTCAAAATCTTCTGTAGTTATACTATACCACCTACCTTCCATAGATGCATCACCATGTCTGAATGGATTGTTATATGCTTCACTATAATATAATATATCTCCATTGCTTGCTTTAAATTTTTCACCTTTCATAACTCTATTTATGAATTCTTCTTTACTTTTAAATTTCATTGTTTATTCCTTGTTGTTAGTCTATACGGAGACGTACTAATTATTATGATTCACTTTGGTCAACTATAATAGCAAGCTCCTGTATGAACATTTCATAATGATTAATTACTTCTCTATTAATACGAGATTCATCACTATTGTTAGAATAAACAAGCCTATCAGCTAGTTCGTCTCTCTTGTGCATCATTTTACGTTGAAGTTCAGCTACACGTACCATTGTTATATCTGCTTGTATCATAGGTATCCTTATGCATATGTTATAACTGATGATGGCTTACCATCACATTGTTTGTTGATTCTAACCACAGTTGGATTAGCTTTAAGTTCAGCTACTTTTCTAGCAAGTAAATCACATCTATGTTCAGCCTTTGCTAGTGATTGTACTAATTCTTCATACGAATTAAGTAGACGATTGTATTTGTCAATGTATTGGGCAGCTACATCATTAGCATCCGCTAAATTAGTCTTTAGTTGCTGTATATGTCTAATAGTTCTATCTACTTCAGCTACAGTAAATTTAATAGTTTCCATTGTGGTTTCCTAAGAATTGGTTAGCTACAATTAACATAATTATACCAGTTAAATTAACAAATAAGATATCCATATCATTTCTCCATAAGTTGAACTAAATGCTTAGCTCTTGTTCCAGTTTGTCTGTACCATATTGAATCTTTCATAGCTAATGCAGCTAAATGATAATCATGTCGGGATAGTGCAGTAATCATGTCCTTAAACTTGAGTACACCAGTTATGCCTACATTGTAAGCTAAGTCAAGTACTATAGCTTGTTTCATAGTTGGTAAATTACGAAACCAAGCACGAGTCATAAGTTTACGATTAAGGGCTATTGTACGATAGTTGAGAAGGATTAAAGCTTCCTCTTTACTAATACCATGAGTTAATGATGTTCCATAACCAATAGATAGCCCATAAGTGTCTTTGTATGGTTTACTACGGAAGCCCTCATGGTGGGTAATCAATGTCTGAGCTAAAGTTATTGAACTATCAGCATACAATGATAATGTTATTATGAATGATAATATTAGTTTCATTATAGTGGCTTTGGTAATTGGATTGTTTGTAGTAATGTATCAGTTGTATCGTGTACTAATACTTCTAATTCATGTACTAAATCAGTTATAGTTAATATGTACTCATTAGTACATATAGTAACAGGTCTGTTAATATCAGATTGCTCTATAATGATATTAAGGTCAGGCTGACTATCAGCTAGGATAATACTAGCATTGTTTCTATTTACTAACATGTAAATCCTTTAACAGTTGATTGAATGATGGTTTGTGATATACTTTACTAGGTTTAGTAATGCTAATAGGTTGCATACGTATAAACTGTTTACATCTATTATCAAATAATGGGTCAGAATATCTGCCATTATCTATAATTGTATAGTCAAGTGTATCATACATGTTAATCCTTATATGTAGAGTTTAATAGATGGAGAAGATGGTATTTTAATTATTTCAAATTCACCACTATCTTCTATACTTCCCCATATTCCCTGCATATGTGATTTATCTCCATACCTATAACATAGCTCATATCCATTACTGTCTATACCTATGAAAGAATCATCAAAAAATAACTCTACTCTAGTGCTTCCACTAGCAAAACGATACCCTTTACGAAGTAGTTGCTTACAATGGTCAACAGAGTCAAATGTAATAATATCACCTACTTGCATGGCCATACCATTGTGGGGAATTTGAATTGATTAGAGTTATAGACATAGTTAGCAAATAAAGCTAATGTTGGATGACGTTTACTATGGTGTTGAAATAAACGTAATAGTTCGTCTTTGTTAAGGTCAATAAATGCTTGTAACATGTTAATCCTTTATGTTGACATGATAGAACCATCAATGATAGCTCTACATACCAAGAAGGGTATTGAAGAATACGGAAGAATAATAGGAACTCGATCTGTCCTAGTAAGAAAGGTTAATCAAGTAATGATAAGTTAGGTGGAGAGAAAAATAGATATAATGATAATAGAAATGATGATATCATAGCTATTGTCATGCCAGTTAATGTTCCACCAAACATATAATTGAGTGTTGCTAATCCAGCTATGTCAAGGGTCAGATCAGCATATCGTTCACGTTCAAATTTGATTTTAAGTATGATAAGGTTAAGGAATGTTACTATTCCTATAATGATTACTTCCATTGTATACTCCTACGAAATTGGATAATAAGTTGTACGATCATACCCATAGGTGTCATGGATAGATTGGTGACAGTTACGACATACAATACGAAGATCATCTATGTGTTCCATAGTTAATCGCTCGTATGTTATATGATGTAATTCCAACGGTATGTTGGATTGACCACATGATTCACAAGAATGATTTGCTATTGATAAACGTTGCTGTTTAAGTGCATGCCATTCAGGTGATTGAAGATAGATGTCTTTATCCTCTTTAGATATAAATTTAAGGTTATCAGGAACAAATAACTTATCATACTGATGAGTATTGTTAGATGTATAAGTTGGTGAGTATGTTTTTATTACATGCTCTTCAACTTCTGATAATGATTTTATATCAGTGTCAGATGATTCACGAGTAGGTGATTCAAATGATAGGAGTATAAAGATAGCTACCCAAAAATAAGGTTGAGATAGTGCTACTACTAACAGGATTAGGATAATGATATATCGTAGTCGAGTTAGTAGTGATAGATTATGCACTAGCTACTGATGAATTGAAGATATTTTCAGGCTTTGATTGAGGCTGTTGTTCAGTTGACTCTGATGAGTTGAATAGCCCTTCATCGTAACCTTTAACGATTGCATCAGGGATATCTTTGATATCATCAATGATTGCTTCTCCAATAGATGCTGTTTGGTGAATTGTTTCACCTACAATTGCTGATGTGATTTCGAATAATTTACTTAACATTATGTGTCCTTTAAGTTGATTTGTGTTACTACACATAAGAACAACCATGTAGGAGGAACAGTAGTAGTTCATGGTTGCTCATATGTACAGTAGTACAAGTTGTGATACAAACTACAGTACGTATTACAATATGGTGTAAAATATGTACTGTAGTCTAATAGTGGGATGTAGCTTAGAGCCTATGGCTTAAGGCCATAAGAGACCCGCTTTTTCGGCAGCTAGCTTCTTCTGAGAAGATTTTGTAAGTGCTTCGATTTTATTTTCGAGCATTGTCTGTTGAATTTCAATGATTGTTTCAACAGGTAGTTCATGGTTACTCCCAGCAGGGAATACCTTATCAAGCATAGGTTTAACTGTCATATCCCAGTCAGCCTTGCTATACTGCTTAGCCTTCTTCTCTATCTCTGGATCAATTCCAGATGGATTAAGTCCTGCAGCCATTGCATCTGTATCTATAGCCATTGTGGCTCCTTTATAGTTAAATTGTTAATGCCATTGAGGCACACCTTCACACGATAAACTAGCTAATGCTAGCTTACTGGTGCGAACTTGTCCAGATCAGGATAATCAGGATTAAAATCAGGCATTGGTGCTCCTTGATTGGCGTATAAATGAATCAATCACTTATCATAGAACACCGGCCCCGTCCGGTGCAGAAACACGGTGACTAACTTAGTTGAGAAACTAGGTTCGAAATAGGTTGAACTATGTGGGTTGAATGAATCAAAACTGCCAGCATTACCCGGTACAGAATGAAATCAACACCACACAATAATACCCTCCGAAGAGGGCACTATGTATGGTAAATTAATTGCTATATTATATATAGAAAGTACAATCCGTTAACGATGGTAGCTAGACTATAAAAACTTTACCCGTTAACAGGTAAAATTCCAAATTAATTTACCCGTTAACAGGTAAAATTCTTGTTAAGCTATGATAAAGTTAATAGATGTTATACTACATTCATGATAGTTTAAGTGAGTGTCTTACTCCGAAAGTCTACACACTTTGTGTAGGCATTCACTTAGATTATTAGCGTGATTAAGGAGTAAGACACCACTAATCATAAATCTAAATTCACACTCTTGAAAGATAACATGGATAATGAAATACCATTAAACATATCACTCGGTAAGGATGAATCAATCCAAGTTAAACGAGTATATGATAACAAGCCACCATTCTCTATGGTCGGCACTAAGCAAACCAAGAAAGGATCAACAATGTTAAATAGTGAACATCACTTAGATATACTAGAAGTAATGGAAAATATATCACCAAATGCTATATACGTACTAAGACTACTACGAGATAGTAGAGAGATTAGTGATTATGAAACACATAGCATAGCTCCAATGATCACTAGTAGACGTAAAGAACTGTCTAAAAGTGACCAACGTAGATGGGATAAAGGATTAGCTGTACTAATAGCTAATAAGCTTATAGCTAGCTATATAGGTAAATATATGATTAATCCATTCCTGATTATACCAAACAACTTCGAGGAGCATGAAAAGCTATGGAACAAACTATCTGATGATATAGTTACTAGCTAGTATATCATCAGCTGTTAATTCACCCTTATCAAGGTATCCTTTACGTTTATGATATGCAGCTTGTGATGGATCAATTTGTGATAAGATAGTATATAATAGATCCTGAGTAGATATTCTAGCCATAGTCTCTCTAATAACTTCCATAAGCTTAGCTGTATTGTTAGGATGACATCCAAATGAATCATGAATGAATGAGATGTCAAAGTCACAATTACGAATAACTTCCCTAGCAAAGTACGAGTCAATAGCATGGATAATGTTAGGAGCTAGTGCTCTAGACATAGCGTTAAACTGTTCAAGCTTAACACTGATATCACCACTATGAGTATTACCACTCATATCCATATAGTAACCAGTTATCTTAGTATTACTCTTAGAGTCAGCTTCATCATTGTCTTCCATATAAGACACAACTGTAGTACATTCAACTTCAAATCCATCAGGCATAGTCCATTTAAACTTAGTACGACCATTGCTATTGTATGTGTAAATTAGATTCATTAATCTGATAGCAGCTGGTGCAATAGAATCCATTGCAAATGTGAATGTGTCCCACATAGCTTTATGATCCATATCAGATGGGAAGAACTCAGCTATACCAGCAGTAACTCCATTCTTAGGATCATTAAGATTGTATAGGATATTATTAGCCATAGAGCCATATAAGAATGTCATAAATGCTTTCTTAACATTACTACGATTGAAATTAGTAGTATCAGTTAGTTCATTAAGCTTATCAGCTAAAGCTTTATATGCGTCAGCTATTGAGCCAGTATCAAATATGTTACATAGAGATGCAGTAGCTCTATCCATAGCTAAGATTGAATAGAATTGTAATCCAGAGTTAGTAGCATCCCATTGAGTGATAACACCAACAGGCTTCCCATTGATTGCATCAATATAGTCAAGAATTAATAGTGTAGCTATAGGATTAGATTGTTCATCCGCTATAGCTTGTAATGATGGAATAGATTGGCTATTAAACCAATCAACAGCATCATCGAATGATATCTTGTCATTATACAGTTCGTTAACTATAGCTACAGCTAAATATGATAGACCCTCGTCAGTACATACTTCCTTGTTAGCAAACTCTAACATAGACTTCTGATACTTATCACCTTGGATTTTAATGTAAGCTGATAGGTCATATATTCTACCTCTATCATCATATGACATAGCAAAGTAGAATCCAGGATTATCCTGTACTAATTGGATGTCAGCTAATAGTTTATTCCACTCATTAGCCATAAATACACCATTAGCATCATACCATTTATCATGCAGCTTATACTGTAATAGTATTTCATTAGTAAGATTAGTTCTAATGTTGTATTGTACAGATTGTAATTGATTAATAGCTTCATTAGCTCTATCAGATTGAGTGGATATACTATTAAACCCAGATGAATTAAGCATAGTACGTCCATTAGTTAGATTACCACCCTGTTTAGTCGATGTATGAGGCTTAGGCTCAGTTATCATAATAGAGTTAGCTCTAACTGATTTATATGCTTCAACTATATGAGGCATAATTAATGCTGTATGCGGTACAATAGTGCTAATAGTGCGGTTATTAGCACCATGTATCATTTTATATGAATGCATCTTCATATACGCCGCTAAATTGATAAGGTTAAGCCCAAGAGATTCAGTTACCATAGCTCTATTATATGCTGTACCAGTTTTATATTGCTTAGGTAATAGTTTACGACCTACTTGCCATGCTATAACGTTTCTATCAATGTATGAGTTAGTTGTTACACTAGCTTTAATGATAGCTCGTAATAGTGTCTTAATGCCTTTAACAGGATCCACTTGCTCTAATAAGTCATGGTGAAATTGTTTATGTTTGTTGTCATCACTAATATTCATGAAGTTAGCCATATATTCACACCATGCATTGATGAAGATAGTTAAGTCAGTTGACTCGACTTCAGTTCGTATTAGTGCATCAATAGTGTTGATTGACTGAGATTGCTCTAATTGTCTTTGTAATTGTACTCTATCAGTGTTAGTTGTAATTGTTTTCATAATGTCCTCCTACAGGTTTATGTGAGTGATTAACTCGTTATGCTGCACAATAGTGCTCCTCCTACTCTATGACCGTTAATGTACGGTTTAATGCTAGGTGCTATCAATGATGATTAGCACAGTGATTCCTCTGTCATGTTTACTCCTTTCGGTTAATGTTAGCCGTTGAAGGCAACTAATGTACTATCGGATATAGTACTCACTACAACCCTCGTAATTGAGGGCTGTATGAGGACTAAACACCAAGAGACTGTTCAGCCTCTGATAGGGCTTTCTCCTGTGCTCGTTTAAGTGACGCTGCTGCTTCCATATAACGTAGAGATGCCTCTCTATGGTACACTTCCGTGTCAGCTATCGTTGTATTAAGCCATTGGTGAGTCTTCTTAGTTGACTCTGGATCCTCAATTGCTTGTTCTAATGCTTTGGCTCTGATGGCTTTAGCGTCCTTGATGATACCAACTGATCCATCTTTAGACCATCTAAGAAACCCTTTAGTTTCACTTGGTGCTAGGTATAATCCTACTGCTATTACTACTGCTATTAAAATTAAAGTTGTCATTGTATTGTTCCTCCTACAGAACGGTTGCTCACTAAAGCTGAATTGTGCTAGTGTTGGCCCGACTAGCTCGGTAAACTGTACTACTTACCTGTAAGGTGAGATAGTAACTGCTTATACTTACTAATGTCAGCTCCAACAGTAGCGATATCAGTAATCAGTTGATCACGTAGCATAGCTAACTGTTCATAACATGCGTCAGTCTCACAAAGCTCCATGTTAGTATTACATAGACTAAGCTCATCATTAAGATAAGTTAGTCTAGCATACAGCTGAGTAAGTATGTGTTGAGTATGTTTAATGTCATTCATTGTGTCCTCCTTACGAACTGTGTTAATTAATCTCTACAGATTAACACCGGGGGCATGCCATCCGACTCACCCCAAAACCTCATCACTAACCCCCTCCACAAAAATTTAAAAATTTCCCATAGCTCCCACTTAAGCAAACTTTAAGACTAACAACATTACCAGAACTAGGATTGGTAAAATGAAAATAGGTCTATTAGTAATTAATAGAGCTACATTCAAATTAAAGTAGGTCAGATTGATCCCTTTTATATAGTATATACAATGTTAAGTTATTGTTAAGTGTACCAAAGGTAATAATAAATCCACAGTTGGCCTATTTAATATATAGGTTATATGAAATACTGTCAAAAATACAGACCGGTCAATTGACCACTTTCCACTGATGGTCTAGTACAAATCCCATAAATAAGGTAAAGTTAGTATACCAATGGTCAACTGACCATATTTAAAATTGTCAACCATCGACCAGAATTAAGGTTAGCGAAAGGCAATAAATGATACAATTAGGTATAAACAAATAAGGAGCCAGTAATGGAAATAGAAGTAATAAGAGTAAATGAGTTAGTACTACATGAGCTAGCTGAATCAACACCGATGATGAATGACGAGCAATATGCAGCATTAAAGCACTCAATAGAGCAGAATGGACAA